GGTGATTTACTTGGTGATTTACTTGGTGATTTACTTGGTGATTTACTTGGTGATTTACTTGGTGATTTACTTGGTGATTTACTTGGTGATTTACTTGGTGATTTACTTGGTGATTTACTTGGTGATTGTATTGCATTATTGTTCAAGAGAATATTTGGTACATATGCCATAAGAGTAGGTACATCGTTATTTTCGATCGCTTTTGTCACTGGATTAATTCCCGTCTGTTGTTCTTTTACCAGTGTTATTTTTAATTCACCACTCAGATCTTCCGTGTCTTCAGATCTGAAATTTACACCAAACAACGCTAATATTCTGAAAAATTCTTTTATCAATCTATTAATTTGGTCCATAAAAGCACCACCTTTTAGTGTTCTTCGTTTTCCTTGATGTTTTTTACGAGTTACCATACTTATACAAAAGAAATTTTTTAAATGAAAACGTTCTAAAAACGAAATTTAATCGGATGAGGTAAACTGAGTGATTCTTTTTGCAAGTTTTTTTACCCTAACGGTTTTAGCAGTATTATTGTTTAAATTTTCAATAATTTCATTTAATCTCTCGTCTTCTTCTGGCGGTTTCATCTGTGTTTTTATGCTTTTTGAATGTCGTCTTTTAGAACCTGGAACATCTTTTTGTATGTAATTCTTTTGATGATTTGTTGAATCATATTTAACATGTTTTCTAACATTACTCCAAAAATCTTCTGGGTTTGACAATTCACTAACTTTGTTATAATCTAACGCATTATTAGTATACTCGATTCTTTTTCTTAGGAGAGGACTTTCACGCAGGTCATCCTCCAATGCATCATCCAATATATCCTTTTCTTCAGTGCTGATTGTGAAACCTAACCACGCTAATATACGGTAAAATTCTGCCTTCAGTTTATTTAAATATTCTCTAAAGCTACCACCTTTTAATGTTTTACGATGATTTCTTTTACTTCTTTTACGAGTTTTCATATAAAGAGAATATAAATTTTTTTAACAAAAATGTATTGTTACAAAAAGGAACGCAATAATTTGAGTAAATTTTTAATTTAAAGATATATCTTCAAACTCAGCCGAATTCGGACCCCCTTTTTTCGAATCATTTGACAAACTCTTGTTAGTTGGTTGAGGCATTTTCGCATATACGTTTGCATGAAATACTCCGTCGTCGCTATTCTCCCATAAGTTTAAGGAATTTCTCTTAGAAGGATTTTTAATTTCGGTTTCTAATTTAGCCTGAACGATTTCGACCTCTCCCTTACTAGGCATAGTACCATTTTTCTTGTCCCAATATAATTTAATATCATTGTAACTGGGGAACGTATTGAATATTTTTTCCCAAAGTGATAAAATAAACATTAACGAATCTTTTCGACTCTTTGAAGTAAATATTCCACCCCTTAATGTTTTACGAAGATTTCCTTTACCTCTTTTACGAGTTTTTGTACGATCGCTTCTTTTACGAGTTTTCATATGTAAACAAGAGAAATATATTTAAACATAATCCTTGTATAATATAAAATGATGGATTTTGATATTTTAAATTCATTTCCCCGTGTTGAACTTTGTTATGAAAAAGTCATCCATAACAAGGTTTCAAAAAATTGCATGTTAATTCCTTACGGTATTAAATGTTTTTTGTGGTTCACTATTCATAATCAAACCAAAACTTGTTTCTTGCTAGAAATACAAAACAAGAAAATAGACAAAATTTATCCAATTGGAGTGTTTTATGACCCATCTTTGTGTAAAGGACGTGGTACTGTTTTGTATGGTACTATTTTTATGAATTATCGTTACAAGTTAAAAATGATTACTATTGAAGATATTTATTATAAAAATACATTAATAGAAAAAACGTTTGACGAAAGAATGAATATAATTCTGCATCTATTTAAAGAAGAAAAAATCAAATCAAATAAAATAATGATTGGTCTGCCTATTGTGATGAATCCCATGAACATAGGTAAAACAGATGAATATGACAATGATTATAAAGTGCAGTATGTTCAATATGTTGAGGACAAAATAATAAAAATTCCATTTAAAATTTTCGAAAAATCAGAAAAAAAGGATAACCAAACATTTATGGTTTCATTTTCTGGTCAAACCGAAATTTATCACTTGTCTGATCCTAAAACAAGCAAATATATAGACATTGCATTTATTCCAAGTTATACATTAAGTTTAAAGATGAAAAAAATATTTTGTGATAATGTAAAAGAAATTGAGAACTATGAAGATAGTGATGATGAAGATATGGTGTACAAATCAGAAGTCTTGATGGACTGCAAATTTAATTTTAAATTTCAAAAATGGGTTCCTATAGACGTGCATTCATGAGTAAACATCCTTCCTTTGGCTTTGAATCCATGTATTGTATTTTATAATTGTTCTTATTATAAAATGTTCTTCGTTTTTTCCATTGATTTTTAAAAATAGTGTGAGAGTCAATAATGTCGACAACAATTGGTGTAGAATGTTTTACGCGCAAAATACGACCAACTACTTGTTCAATCTCTGTTTTAGGGGTTACCATAACAAGAATATTTAATGTTTTTATATCTAATGCTTCTGCAGCCATTGAATAAGTAGCTATGATGATTTTTTTTGTTTCGGTCGCTTTTAATTCGGTTTCTTTCATCCCACCCACATAATAACCAACCGAAGCAATCGATCGATGAACAATAGCGTCATACATATATTTCAAAATGTTTTTGTTATGCGCAATTACCATTATTTGCTGCTCTTTTGTATCGTCTAATAATTTTGTGATGATATCTAGAATAAATTCACTTCGATGATTATAACTACATAATTTTGTAATCATCGTACTGTATTTAACATTTCCACGCATATCTGTTTCAACTTCATTGAATTCTGGATCAGCATTTGTATAATTATACGCGCGAACAGTAACATTAAATTTTTCCTTTTCGGTTTGTTTGTAAACAACATCGCCTAGAAATAATTTGAAAAAAGGCGTGGTACCGTCTTTTCGCTCCATTGTAGCAGACAACCCCAACATATTTGGTTTTACTACATTGAAAAGAAAATTTGAAAACACTTCACTTGAAATATGATGCACTTCATCTATAACTATAAATCCAAATGATGAAAAAACGGAAATATCATAGTCTTTCATCGAAAGCGATTGTAACATTCCAATAACAATATCTTTATCGTCTATGTCAATATGATTTCCTTGGATTCGACCAATTCTAGCAGATGGAAGAAATTCTTCGATTCTTTCGACCCATTGGTTCAATAAAAATTCCTTGTGTACAATAACAAGCGTTTTTTTACCTTGTTTTTGTATGATATTAAGTGCGCAAATTGTTTTTCCTTGGCCGCAACCAACTTCAATCAAACCATTTGCGCCTTTTTCAAAAAAAGAGTTGACAATTGAATCTTGTATAGGTCGCAATGTACCAGCAAACTTAATATCAATACTATCTCCAATTAGTAGTGTTGATGTTACAGACCCGAATTTTTTTATTCCGTAAAATCTTGGAAGGTACAACTTTTTCAAGGATTCGCGAAAAAATGACACCTTTGTTTCCGTGCCATATTGCTTACAGCTAATTACTGCTGTTAGTTCGGCTTTTATTTTAGAAACATCCACATCTTTTTTGAATACAGTGTATCCTTTATTTCCAATATACGCCATTATATAAATAATATAACTTTATATTTATATTATTTATATATATGTATGTTTCAAGGCTTTTGAAAAATAAATGTGAATTGTTTCTTGCAATAATATTTATTATAATAATTGTTTGCGATAAAAACAACAACCTAGCAATGTTTATGGAAATTCCTCAAGTAAAAGTTTATGTTAGTGTTCTCGCTATCTTAATATTTATTTTTTGCAATAAACTTTTAGGAATTTTAGCCATATTTTTAGTTTATGAATTATTTAACATTAATCAAGAAATAGAAACTCCTATATTTACAGAAACAATATTTGAAAAAAAATCAAGTATTGAAGAAGAAATTATACACAAAATGGGTTCAACTATTGACGTACCTAACTATAATGACAAGTGTTTGTACACACCATTTGAAAACAATGTGGGGTTTTTAGTTTAATTTGCATTCTTGGCAATTTCTTTTTTAATAAACTTCAGATATCCTTGTACTAAATAAAAGCAAACAACTATTACAACTATAAAAAATAGAATATACAATAGACCGTTCATTGTTTTTGACATGTCCGCTGGTTTAGAATCATATTTTTGTGCAAATTCATTTGGTTTGATTTCTTCATCTTGATCAGTCATGTAACAATCAAGATAATATTCTCCGTTTTCTGATATATTTGCACCTAATTCATTATAATAAATGGAATTAGTATAAAGTTCGAAATAGTTATTTGTCGGATTTTTTAATGGGTTGATATCAGGGCAAACAGTTTGCATCGTTTTATCACAAATTTTATTGTAATCATCAGTTGTTATATTCCCATTACAACTTGTATTCGGAAAAATAATATATCGAGCACTTTCTCCATTGTATGATGCATTGTAATAATAAAAAGGTAATTGCGATGGAAGATAACTAAATAAATTTATACTTGCAAATGTTTGATCGTTTCCCATTTCTTCTAAATTTGGTAATGCTATTGTTGTTATATTTCCTCCAACAGAAATTGGTATATATATGATTAGTTTACTTGAACCAGAAGAAGCAATAAATACAACATCACAATATTTTCCCTTTTTTGAATAAGTATTTATAGAAGGTGCTAACAAATATGCCGCATCAAGAGTATAACTATCTTCATTGAATGTTAAGTAAGAATTTGTGTTTGTATTTATAGTTGTAAAAAAGAGCCCTCCTTCAATTATGTTACAAGATGCTTGAAAATATTCATTTGTAAATGACAATTTACATTTTTCTTCACAAACTATACATGGTGTTTTGTCACTGTTAATAGGACATCCTTTTGTAGAAGTTACATTTGATAAATCAACGTATACTAGACTTTTTACATCAGACATAATTATTATTATTATTATTATTTACTCATTTTTTTCCTAATCCAAGATTCTTTGTAAGATGAGTAAAACGATCCATTAAATTGGACAACGATTCAATGTGTTGACCAACATTTCCTATACTTCCACTATCAGTTGGTTTAAGAGTTGTTGGGGCATTAACAGAAGTTGCCGTTTTGCTTACACTTGGCGTTGCTTTTTTGTTTAATTTATTTTTTGTGTTTGAATCTGTTGATAATGGCATTGCATCAGTGGTTGCATCAGTGCTAGTTGTATCTGTCGTGTCACTATTCGTTAACCCCTCTTTTTTTTCTAAATTTAACAAAATGTTTATAATTATAACATCTAATATTAATACAAATATCTGATTTCGTATAAAAACATTTAATAGTATACCCAACGCTATAAATGCCAATATCATCATGTATTTTTTGTTCATAACTAAATAAAAAATCTGAACGAGAGCAATAATGGACATAAAGTAAAGTAAGATATCGTCTTTATCGCTTGATCTAAATTTTTTGGAGGGATATTTCATATTATCTAACAATATTAAAAAAAAAAAGCTAATTAATAAAAAAATGTTTTTGGGGTATGTTGAGTTGTTTCATAGACAACTTCATGGGTTTGATGAATTTTCTGAACCAACAATTCACGAGCATTTTATAACCATATTTTCTGTTAAAAATCCTATAAAATATCTAAAACTTCTTCAAAATATATCTGTTATGAACCACGAAAGTTACTACACATATATATGCGAAAATAGTAACACCGAAATTAATGAACATCGTGCCATAATATTTCATATTATGAATCAAAATAAAAAAATGCCTTATCTTACTGACTCGACAATAAGAAATTTTCTTCATATTCAAGAATTGTTATATTCACAAATGCATTTATTTGAAAAAATAAATCTTGCAACTGGTGAGAGTATTTGTATACTGAAAACATTTTGGATAAAATGTATTCAGCGCAAATGGAAAAAAATTTGTGAATACAATAAAAAATTATTAAAAGTAATAACCTCTATAAAAAACCTTAAAAAAAGAGAAATAAATATATATAATAAACATTTAATGGGAATAAAAGGATTGTGGTATTCTACAATAACTGATCCCTAAGTTCGTTCAGTATTTTTGTAATATTTGTAACATCTTCTTTATCTTTCAAATATTCAAATAAATTAGAAAATTCGTTATATTGAGCCAATAATTTTTCATTTTGTTTGTTTATATAGTTTTTGCAAACATTTATGTTATTTTCTGACTTGTTAAATAACATTATCATTTCCTTCTTAACATTTAATAGCTCCATTCGATTTGTTTCAGATGGGTCATTATAGAATTCTCGAGTCAAAAATAATTCTTTTTTTAATAATTCTTCCATTGTTATCTCTCTATAAAAATAAATATAAAAGTTTAACATAAAATCTATGAATATAGAATGTTAAGGAAAGATGTTGAGCCATTGTTGAAAGAAGACAATCGTTTCGTCATGTTTCCTATAAAAGACGAGGCAATATGGTCTATGTATAAAAAACATGTCGATTGTTTCTGGCGTCCGGAAGAAGTAGATTTAATAAAAGATGTTATACACTGGGAAACGCTCTCAGTAGATGAGAAACATTTTATATCAATGATACTTGCGTTTTTTGCAGCAAGTGATGGGATTGTCCTAGAAAATCTAGCCCTTCGCTTCATGAATGAGGTCCAATTAGCAGAAGCAAGAGCATTTTACGGATTTCAAATGGCCATGGAAAACATTCATTCACACACATACTCATTATTAATCGATACTTTGGTAAAAAATGACGATGAAAAGAATAAACTTTTTCACTCATTGGAACATTTTCCTTGTATTAAAAAAAAAGCAGATTGGGCACAAAAATGGATAGGCGATAAGAAAGCTTCCTTTGCTACAAGACTAGTAGCTTTTGCATGCATTGAAGGAATATTCTTTTCAGGTGCGTTTTGTTCTATCTTTTGGTTAAAAACCAGAGGAATCATGCCGGGACTTTGTTTTTCGAATGAATTGATAAGTCGTGACGAGGCGTTGCACACAGAATTTGCAATATTATTGTATTCGCGAATTGTTAACAAATTATCAAAAAGAAAAGTTCAGGAGATTATAAGAAATGCAGTTGAAATTGAGATTGAATTTATTTGCGAGGCATTGCCATGCCGATTGATAGGTATGAATTCTACATTAATGAGCGAATATGTTAAATTTGTAGCGGATCGCCTTTCACTCCAATTAGGTTATGAAAAAATATATAATACAGAAAATCCATTCCCTTTTATGGATTTGATATCCATTGATTCAAAAACAAATTTTTTTGAAAAGCGTGTAAGCGAATATTCACTCGCATCTAAAGTAAAAGATGACGATATTTTTGAGATGGCGTGCGATTTTTAAATTTTTTTGCGATTTTCGAAATATTCAACAACAGATGCCTTGCGTTTTAGTAATTCTCCGATACTTGCATTTAATTGTTTCATTTCTTCTTTCATTTGCAGCATTTCTTCTTTTAATTGCGCCATTTCATCTTTCGTTTCTTCATTCGATTGAGGATTTTCTTTTACGTTCTTGTAAAAGTGGGGACTCATATATCTCTGAAGATTAAAATAGGTCAATTCTACATTGGAAGGAATCTTCAAAAGCGCAAGAAGTTTTGCGTCTGGATTGATGTTTCTTCCAGTTGCTAGACTATGCGCTCTTATATATGTGTTAATCTCGCGTGTAACTTGTGTTCTTGCCATCTCAGAACCGTGAGGCTTTTCCAAAAAATCGGCAAGTTCCTCACTAATTCTAGTAGGCTTGACAAAGCCACTTGGCTGTCTATTGACGTTCCTCTTTTTCCTAAATTCCATTTTATTGAAGTTAAAAAATAGTTTTTAATTTCAATTTATCCTCTTTATCTTCTCAATAAATTCTTCAACATATGGTGATTCTTTAACTTGATCAATTACAATATTTGAAACTTTTAAAAAATCAAATAATATTTCAATAACCGCTACTTTTTCATTATTAACAAACAAATAAAAGGATATTTTTTTATTATCTCTTCCCATTGGCTCTAATTCAGTATTACTAAAATTAAAACTATCATAAATTTCATATACTTTATTCTCGATTTTTTTGTGAAACCGAGTACGTGTATTTTCTATATCTTGTAAAAAAGAACCGCGAAGAGTCTTAGACAAATTTGCAGATAAAACCTTTTTTCGCGTTTTTGGCATGTCTGTACTTTTCATTTTAACCGAAAGCTTATTCAAAGAAAGTTTTCGTTCCTTTTCAGCCATTTTTACTATTTCTTCTTCGTCAATTTCACTCGTAAATCTACAACTGTCATCAAAAATATAAGTATACTCAAAACCGAGCAATGATAACAAATGAATAATTTGCTCAAATGATATTTTTATTACACAATTGGGCGAATTTGTCGAGGTTAATTCTGAATATTTCTCTAATAATTCTTCATTTTCGTCACTTGTCGAAAGATCCGTTAAATATTGAACAGCGTCTGGAAACGTGTCGTAAAATTCTATTAAAAAATCGTCTGAAATAATGTTGTGTCCAATTAAGCTTTCTGTATCAGGAGAACTAGTATCTAAAACAAATACTCCAAAGTCAAAACTAGGAATATTTTTAGGAGAATCTATGAATGTATACTCCTTCCTTTTTAACTGTTTCATAGGAACCATTCCATATTTGTCAAAATATTTGCGGGTTAATTTTTCGTGGGGGGTTGTATTTCGAAAATCAACTAATTCTTTCACGCGTGGTTTTAACACTCTTGCCATTTCAAAAGCACGTTGTTTCAAATTAGTAGATTTTACATCAGAAATAACTGTTCTATAATAAGAACTACCTGGCACCACATTCATTCTATTATCAAAGCGTGTGTGAGCATATGAGAGAGCACCTGATACTCCAGCAAAAGAGAAAATGGTAGATGAATTTGAACATTTTTCTTCTCCAGATTCACTACCATGACCATCAATATAAAGAATACAAGTTTTCCCTTCTTCATTGCGTTTTTTTTCAAAATACGATAATACATTTTTTCCCAATTTTAAATTGCTCATACTTTATTGATATATTATTCTATCACTGAAAATGAGGACTCAATGTTTTTTGAAAATTGTGAAATGACACCGCTTGGACGTTAAAAAGAAGTCTAGGTTTTTCGTCTACATAGATAACTCTCTTGTATAAGACACAATTTTTTTTAGAGTAATCAAAAATGTCAATAGTTACTTGTGTTCTTGACATTTTTGTTCCATATGGCTTTCCTAAAAAATCTGCAAGCTCTTCGCTAATTTTTACTTGTTTTACGTACCCGTCAAGTTTATCGTTTTTTACGTACTCGTCAAGTTGATCGAACGACATTTTATTAAAATTAAAACATAAATTTAATATCAATTTATTTCATGTCTACTAATTTAGACAATGTTTGCATATACCCCATAATGATTTTTTGATTCTCTTCATCCATATTTTTGATGGGTTCTCTAAATCTATCAATCGCATCTGATATTGTTTTAAAATCATTTGTATAATCTTTCAAATCATTTGTATAATCTTTGTTCACAAAAAAGTCAACATTGCTTCCTTGTATTTCATTCTTGTAAGGTGTATCTACATAATGAACCCATACTCTATAAATAAGAGTTGGGTTCATTTTTCGAATAGCGACTAGACTTCTTTCGGCAGTGCGAATCGTTGGATCAGAAGGAAAATAATCTTTCACAGCGTTCACTAAATTGAAAAATACGTCATTAAATATTTTTGTGAAATTCTGAATTGACATTAACTTAAAAATAAATATTTATTTAAGTTTTTTTATCGTTTAATATCCATATCTCTTTGTTTTTGTAGTTGTTCCATTGTTAAACCATTTTTCCTTGCACCAAATTCATCTGATGGCGTATTTATTGGAACAGCTTGATTTTGAAAATTAGCAGAAGCATAACTATACATTTGTCGAAGTCCTCCATCCCCTTCAGCCATTAAAGACTCGGATGATGTATCTAAAAAACTGAAATTGTCTGATAATACACCAGCCCCAGTATTTCCTGTAAAAGCAAAGGAAAATGGTTCCATATTATTAGATGTGGCGTTTTTTGTGATTTCTTGATTTTGTGGCTTTAAATAATCGTAAATATCATCACCTACAATAACATTGTATGTTGTCAAATTAAGAATTGCTGGAACTTTTGTAATATTATTTGGCATAATAATTTTGTTCCCATTTTGTAATACAACAAATACTTTGTTATCTTCAACGACTCGTTTATCAATACATATAAAATGAAATTTATCTTTTAATTGTGTCTTTGATAGTATTTGTAAAATCTTTTTGGAATGTTCACAAAAATTGCTATAATATAAAATTTCAGCCATGTATTTTAAGAATAAAAACTTTGATTATTTTAAACTAATTGTTGGTTTTTAATATTTGCGTATTAAGCGAAATTTTTTCAAATTTCTGTACAATTCAATATTTTTAAAGAAGACCAATTTTAGGTTGAGCTTTAAATCTATTCATATTCGGATAATTCTCAATCAGAAGGAATATCAACTAATTCCATCTTTTCATAACACAAATTTATTCCCAAATTAGAAATTAAATTGATATTATATTAAATATTATGGAAATATAAATAAAATGTCCATCACACTGTTCAACGAAGATGAAAACAATGCATCATTCAGGTTTCAAGGCCATCTTTCAATAGCAAATGCGATACGCAGAACTGTACTAAACGATATTGACACTTGGGTTTTCATAACTTCTCCAAACGAAGAAAATCAAGCAGTTTTTCATACAAACACTACGCGAATGAATAATGAACTTCTTAAGCAACGCCTCAGTTGTATTCCAATACATGTGAAATATTTGAATTCGAAAACAGATCTAACCAATTACTATCTTGAAGTCAATGTTCAAAATACAGAAGATACAATATTACAAGTAACCACAAAGGATTTTATAGTAAAACACAAGGAAACAAATGAAGTGTTGGAAGAGGAGATATTTCCACCATTCATCTCCGAAGAGGGAGAAAGACATTATATTACCTTTATCGTACTACGTCCTCAAATTTCGGCCGAAATATCTGGGGAAAAAATCCATTTTACATGCGCATTCTCTGTAGGAAATGCGCGTATGAATGCAATGTTCAATGTTGTGAGCAATTGCAGTTATGGAAATACGATTGATAAAGACTTGTGCCGTCAAGTATTAATCAAAAAAAAGGAAGAATGGGAGATGACTATGTCGAAAGAAGAAGTTGAAAAACAAGTGGACAATTGGTGGTTGCTTGATGCTAAACGTATTTTTATTCCTGACTCATTTGATTTTACTATGGAAACACTTGGTGTTTTCACAAATCGTGAAATTATTATTAAAGCATGTTTGTTTATTTTAGAATCATTGAGAAAACTTTCATTGTCGGTCGAATCAGACGACGTCAATCTTGATATAAAAAAGTCTTTGACAACTATTCCAAATGCTTGGGACATTGTATTCATTGATGATTATACAATAGGAAAAATGCTCGAATATTCTTTTACTAAAACAGATGTTACCTATTGTGGATATATAAAATTACATCCTCACGATGAACAAAGCACGTTACGTATTGCATTTAAAAAGGAGGTAATGTTTGACGATCTTATCGAGAAAATAATCTCGGCAATTGAAGAAAATATAGACTTGTTTAATAATTTGGGAAACGGTTTAATTGGCCAAAAAAAATAAAGGTATAGATAAACATGGAAGAACTAAGTCCTATTATTGTAAATTTAAAATTAGGAAGTGAAATTGATATAGAAAGCTCTGATAAAAAAATAAACGGTATTTTTTTAATTACTTATATCGATGATGATAAAATAAAAATAGAAAATGAAAATGATAGTTTTGTTTTGCAAATAAATGATCGACGTATTAATGGAGTCAAAGATATTACAATATTGAAAAATCCACAAGAGGAAGGTTATGCAAGACAAAATGGTTTACTAGAAGGAACAATGATAGATATTACTTTTAATGTTGATGGTGAAATGGAACATGTTATTGCTGAAGTCATTAATTTAGAAGAAGATTGCATTGAAGTTCGTATAGAACCAACAAACGAAATTATATATATTGATTTTGGTTATATTGGAATACCAGAAAATTTAAACATAACTGAAATTAACATTGTAGATGCTGAACCAAAACCTAGCAAGGAAAAATCATTAAGTGTAATAGAAGAAGGAGATAGAATTGGAGAATTTATTTTTAAAGGAAAAATGAAAGAAATAACAGAGTATGTAAACGTAGATCTGTCTAAAAAAAAATTCAGTTTGGAAGACCAAACAAACGATATGTTATTGGACATGTTATCTTCCATTCCAGAAAATGAACGCACTTCAGAAGTGTTAAATAATATTTATACTGTTATCCAAAGATATGTGCAACTTCGAAAAGACTTTTCTCTTATAAATGAAGAAGGAAACGTAGTTTCATTTATCAAACGGGGTGCAAATTATCGACCTTTAGTACACTCTTTGTTGGAATTTAAAAAATCATTGTATTGGTTGATACCAGTCACTGAGATTGTTAAAAAAAATTTGTTTGAAAATGAAGATGATGATATTGTAGATTTAAACAACATGAATATGAAAAATTTAGATAATATAATAACAACTTATTTAACAATAAACAGCGATAATCGATTTGCCGACTATATAAAAGAACTACAAGAATGGTTTACTCCTTTTGTACAGAAAGAAGACACTCAAAACATTATTCATAGAGGCCAAATAAAGGATAATTTCAAGGTAATTGTGAACAATTTTGGGAATTTTGAAGCAACTGCTGTAAGCTATATTCAGAAATCGCAAAACCCAATACAAAAAATAACTGGTAATCTTGTTACTACACAAATACCAAATATGTTGTCAATATTTTATAATGACAAGACAGAATATCTAAATCCAGCATTTTTTGAAAATAACAGCAATTCTCAATTAACTACGTTGTTTACTGCTGATTCGATTTATTTGAAATCATTGATATCGTTACCAGTGCCGTTTGTTCGTTATTCGCGAGTAAAACTGCCGGGATCAGACATTATGCTAAAGTCAAATTTAGCTAGATTTTTTATTAATTACAGTAAATTGTTTGAATTTAGAATTCAAAACATAAATGTAACTCCCTACCTAAAAAATATATTAATTTTTAAAAATGATGCAGTTTCTGGATCAATTTATCAGTCAAAATTTAAAGATGGAATAAGTATTCCAGAAAATAAATTCCTGAATAACATTAAAAATTATTCTCTCGTGATGAGAGAATTAAAAAAAGAAAATGTTTATGAAAATTACCTCACCGAAATTATTCCACAAACAAAACAATTGTTTGGGATGATGAAAAAATACATTACCGGGAAACTTTCCATTGTCGACATTATAAAAACACTTGAACCTTTTTTAATTTATTCAGACGACATTACTTTTCAACAGTATGGCGAAATGTCCGCATTTTTAGATACCGAGGTCACAAATTACATAAAGGAGTATAACGAAAAAACTGGAATATTCAAAAAAATAAAAAACCACGAACCTCAATTTTGCCCTAATATTTTAATAGAAATATTAGATGATATTCAGTTGGCGAATTATGCTTATGACTATGACAAATATACAAATTTAACTTGTTCGGAATTTTTAAATATTGCAATTCTTACTGATTACGGAGAAGTTTATAATGATAAATTACGATTTGATTCTGTGCATTTGTCAAATGCTAACTTAAAGGATAAAATAAAAACAGTCACTAACTCGGAAAATTTCTGTAAAGCAATAAAAATAGCAAAAAGATATAATAATTTAACTGCGATGGAAGAAGATAACTACAAACCCATATTTTATGACAAAGAGTTTGATAAAACCCCTTATTACTTGTTGACAAATTACGAAAAAGAAAAGGCGGTAATGACTGAAAGGGATTTTTACATGTTTTTAGAATCAAAATTGAAAGAAGATTATTCGATTGTAGACAATGAAGCACAGTCTATTTTACGAGCATTTCGTTACGGAAAGAGAGAAATAAATGAAGACGAAAATGTTTATGCTATTTTGTTTAATAAAGTACAAGACAAGTTAAATTATTACGTACGAAAAGAAAATGTTTGGAAATTAGATCCAACAATTGAAGACCAACCTATCACAGATGACCTGTCGTGTATTTTACAAGAGAATTGTCTTACTGCAAATGCCGAATGTCTTTCAGATAATGTTGTGAAGGACGAGATAATTAAATCGACATTGAAAAAGATAACAAATGATTTTGATAAAACTGTTGCAATGACACTGCACGAAAATGAGGATTATACCGAAAAACTTTTAGCAGATGCAGAGGTGCGAATAAAATTTTTGAAAAGAATTCGATACTATGAGTTAACAAAATACAATGCAATTCAATATAATTTAGGACGAGATATGCCACTTGACGAAGCAATTGTTTCACCGTATAAAAAAATTCGTGATAATCTTTTAAGTGAGATAGATATTGTAAAAAAATTCAATAATATATTAAGATTTGTAGATGAATATACTTTTATGTTAACTGAAACTACCGGATTATCTCCAAATTTTTATGATTCTAAAAACTCTAAAAGTATAGAGTTGGAAGATTTGAGTGAAAAAGAATTGAAGGAACCGATAGCGAAAGACCAAGAAGGGGAAGACCGGGAAGATCGAGAAGGGGAAGATCAAGAAGGGGAAGACCGAGAAGGGGAGCACCGGGAAGACCAAGAAAGGGGTAAAAAATTACTCGAACCTGAAAAAGAATACAAATTTATAGAAATGGCTGATCATAAAATTACAGACGAAGAATTTTCAAAGTATATCAAAGAAAGAAGAGATGACGCACATTGGTTATTTTGTATCAAAACAAAAACAAAACTTTTACCCAAATTTCTTTATGTGTTGGCAAAAACATTTATAGATGCACCAAGTCAATATTTATATAGACTGGATAAGTTATGCAATACGATTGGAAAATTAAGTGATGATGGTGACAAATATGTCGACAAATATAGTGGTTATACTATTCGCAATATTGATTTTATGAAAGAGTATACTGGAGAAGAAACCGAAAAAATAAGTTCGGAAACAATTCTTAAACTGAATGGTCAACCTAAAAAAATACTCAATATTATCACGGCAATGGAAACAACCATGCAAATATTTTTGCACGAAACCCCGTTTATTATAACCATTGTAGAAGCTCTATTAGAATTTGTTCCATCTGAAGAAGAATTTACAGAAACGATGAAAAAGAAAAAGGAGAAAAATCCAAAAATAAAGGTAGAAACGTATAAAAATCGAGTCAATACAATGACATTATATTACACACTAAGTGCGTTTATATTCGCAATACAAGTACGTATTCCTTCTGTTAAATTTCAGCCTGTCCCGGGTTGTAGTTTCAAAGGCAATATGGAGGAAGATCTTATTGATTATATTGCGTGCATCGCTAAAAAAATGTCAACTATGGTTGAACCATGGAATGTTTTGGCAAAAACACCCAAAGAAAAAATCATAGAAGGTATAAAATTTAATATGAGTCAATTTTCGATTTTACCTCTACAAATTAAAAATATTATGGAAGAACGCGTAGAAAATAAAAAACAGGTAGGTGAAGTTATAATTGATGAAATAAAACCTTCTAACAAGTGGGAGCATTTTTTGCCAGCAATTGTTCCATTTAAAATCACTACATTATCACCAATTTCAAATGTTCGTATTACGCAACTTTCCGCTGATATGAAAAACGGCAACATTCGACAAAATGATACTATTTTAGCTATTAAATCCAAAATAATTTTTTATGCATACATGTTTCAACAAAAAATTCAAGAAATTGTATCTAATCAAAAATTGTTATTTTATACAAAGGGTCATATTCCGTTTATTGATAACGCATGTTGTGATTCAGAACACACAGAATCAACATTAATGTATTTTATAAACATTGATTCTGGAATAGGGGACGAGATAAAATTTTTGAATAATCAAACAAAAGAGTTGAATAACATTTTAATCCATACATTCAATTTATTAAAAACTACATTTTGTAGTGATATCAATACTAAAAACCCAACCGTCCTAACCAACAACATAAAATTTAGCGAAGCTTGTATTATTCGATACTTGATGTTAGCAAATAAATTTGCAAATATAACAGACAGTGATGAAGAGTATAAAGCAAAATTGGATAAAAAGCTGGGCGAAATGTTCCAATTTTCAGAAGAAATTTTTCTAGGGAGTATGCAGTCATCAATGATTCAAGACGAAGCACCACCTTCAATGGAAGAAGAATTTGATGATCTTGTTACAGATATTAAAATTATTAAAGATAATCTATCCAATACCAGAAATTTGAACAACAATGTATTTCTTGAAAATAAAAAATATATAACAGAAATAACTAGTTTTATCAATGAAAGTAAACTTTCAAAATCATCAAAGAAAAATCTTTCAATATTGACAGATTTGCTTGAAGATTGGAATGGGACATTTATAAACCGTATTACATTTATAAGAAAGTACGTTTATTTGTTCTCTCGCGTTTTTCCAAATATTATCATAAATGGCGTAGAGCAAAATAATTTAATACACGATTACTGGAATTTATCAGACCCTCATTCAAAAAAAATATCAGAGTTTTGTGTTAATTTTTATCAACCATTAAAACGGTTTGAATCAAAAATGAACGATTTATTAAAAAAAGTAATGTCGGAAACAGCTAATATTTATGACATAAGTGTTAATACACCATATATGAAAGAAGAATATAGTACACTTTTACTAAATGTAAACTATCTTCTCTTTATATTGCACAAACACATAACTTTAATTGATGAAGAACCAGAAGATGATGAAAATTTCGCTCTTCAAATAACAGTAAATGGTGAAATACGCGAAACAAAAGAGGCTGTCGCAGCATTGATTATGGAATATTTAAATTATATCAAAAAAGCAAGGGATTTGCAGAACAAAAGTTATCAGAACATACTGGATAATAATTTACTTCTTAAACAAACTGAAAAACAAGCTTTTCGTAAAAGGTTGGAAGTATTGTCTGAAGAAGAAAGAAAAGTTGATGGAGAATTACGAAAGGCTGGTCTGGGTGCATGGAGCAAAGGAACAAACAAATCTGTTTATAAGTACACTATTGATAAGAATGATGACGATTTGGTGGAACTTCTTGAAGATGCAGAAGACAAATTGCAAAAACGTATTGAGGAAGATGAAGCCAAGATACACAACCTTCTTGAAAATGACAAAAATATGTATGAAAATCTAGATAGTGATGTAGATGAGAGCGATAAAGAAAATGACTATGAACTTCCAGAATACGATGAAGACTACGATGAAGAATAAAATATTTGTATTTTTTAAATGTCCCTTTTTTTTCAAAAATACAAATTGAACATATCTATTCTTTTATTTCTTGTATTATTTTCTGCAACTCAATATTTAAAACCTCCCTTTCTTTATGATGTAGATGGCTCATTGAAACAATTTGGGATGGGTTATACACATAAAACAATATTCCCAGTTTGGCTTTTTGCAATATATCTAGGAATTTTATCCTATGTTTTTGTATTAATACTTGCTAAATATTATTTATAATTTATTTTTTCCATCATAATCTACGTATGATGTTTTTGGACCCCCATTGTTTGGTTCAGGTATATCAAACATTTTACTATCAAGTTCTTTAATAGATGTAACACAATTATTTGTTAATACTAAAAAGGAAACAAAGGAACATACAAAAACTCCAGTATAAATATACCAAAAAAATTCACCAATACTATTACGTAATAATACAAGATAAAGCAAATCCTCCTTATATTTTTCAATATTTTCATTACTTTTCATCAATGGTGTTATATTGTCCCACATATCTAAAAAGTTGTATGGTGTGAATTTATTTACAAGCAATAAATACGAATTGGTTGTTTTCATTATTGTTTCTGCCGCTTTTACGAGTTCTTTACTATTTTCTTCATCCATTTTATTTTTTAATTCACTTGTTGGATACATGATAGTACTAAAAATATCGTTCATTTGCTTAGATACAAAAGGGTTACCAAGTATATCACCAAATCCAGCAGCCATATTCAAGTTTTTTGAGCTTGTAAAACAAATAACTCCTACCATAACTAAAAAGATGGCGCCCCATCCACAAAAACAACTAATTAGGGCAGACCCATAATTCATTGTATTTTCTGGACAAGTACCACTAAGAGTTACTAATGCATCACTGAAACTAACAGAAAAAACTGCGACAAAATATAGTAAAAAATAAATAATCAACAATGGACTAATATTTATTGTAGTAGTTGTTATTGGTGTGTTGTTGTTTACCATCTCTATACATGTTGCCTTATTAGATCTATATTTCAACCAAAAATATACACATGTCAATGCTATAAATACCCAAGAAGAAAATGAATACATAATTATAATTAATAAATTAAATTATAAGATTTTATTAATGAATCCAAATTTAGTGGAATCTGGTTTTAAGTACTTTTTAAGTAATACATTAAAAAAATGTAGAATAGTAAAGTATGAATATATTAGTAAACTATATAATTGGGGGTTACTGTTATTCCTAGCAGTTTTTATTTTTTTATTTTTATTTTTTCGCTATAAAGGAAAATTAAGTATTACTGAAATAAAAGCTCGACAAACTAAAAAAGAGCAATATATTTTATCTAAAATTAAAAATTATCAGGATGAAAAACGTCAAAGCAGTCAACGATTGATTTCGGGACTACCACATTGGTCAAATGAATATGATGAAATATATAAAAATAATAAAACGAAATATACAGATAATATTATTTTGTAATATTATGAGAACAAGATGTAAAAAAGGATTTAGAAAAAATAAGAATGGAGATTGTCAACAAAAAGACACTTTCAAACGTCGATGCAAAAATGGAACAAGAAAGCATCCAAAAAGCAAAATTTGTGAAAAATATCCTTTTAGAAAAGTTGATCAATCACCTCTTTCTAAAGATGCTAAGTTGAAATTATTACGGCAGGAAGTAGAAGATTTAGAACGGGAACTACATCAAATGTTAAATAGTTAACTATACTGCGTCATATCAATGCCTCTATTGAAATTTTTGACAATTATTTCAATAATTTCTCGATCTTTTGCTTCGTAATGATGACGAACAACAATAGCAAAATTATAAAAAATGGATACAATATTTTCTCGTAACCATTGGTTACGATTTTCTTCACAAATCTCGTCAAGATAACAATGCAATTCTTTTTCCATTTTATTATTTTTTTGTAAAGTTTCTAATTTGTTTTTTTGGATCAACACTAGATAGTAAAAAATTTGAAGAATCTGAAATTGTGAAATATACGTCGTCTGACATTGTATTAAACATAATCTGTGAAGGGGTTGTATAAGTCCACACGCTTTCTTCAGGCTCAACAAGAGTAATACTTTTTATTATCCCTAGATTAATCCATTTTTTACCATTATAAAACCAATATGGTTTTGTTTTATCCTTATTCCATGTTTTTTTTATAATTTCAAATATACTATGAATATTTTTTGTCTGCAAAGACTTGAACATTATTAACGCTTCACGTTGACTATTTAGTTTACTTTGTTCACTTATCATATTATCCACTTTTATTTCGAGAGATTTAAGATGTTCAATTCTTTTTCTGGTTTGTCTATCACTTTCTGCTGCAGCGATTAAAATTCTCCTACTCGCATCAATATCTCCTTCTTCTAGCGAGTTTATCAATGGCTCTACTTGGTTCGTACCAACAAGTCTGTTCCAAATACGTTTTGCTGCGGCAAAACTTATTTTGAAACTAAATAAAAAATTCCACAAACGTTGTATCACATCTCTAATAATTCCAATTATAATATCACTAGTGTGAATGTTATTTATGTCACCATTACCTCCGTGCCTATTTTTAAACGTATATTTTTCATTTTTTCTTCGACTCTTCATACATTACTTTAAGAAAGTTTTGAATCTTGAATATTTAATGCATTAATAATTTAAATATAATTTGTTTTGATTCATTAATGGATCTTGATAAAATACTAGAAGAATCTTTAGAAGAGTTAAAGGAAAATGAGTTTTCCTTGGAAAAAATACAACCTCCTGAAAGTTTTTACAATATAATCAATGACTTTATAAATGACATTCATTTAACTTTTCCAGAATGTTCATTTATTATCAAAAAATGGTGGAATGATGAAAACAAACCTCTGCAAACAAAATTTGTTTTTGATCATTGTATGAAAATATTGCCATTAAAAACGTTTGAAATTATTAATGAGAATGAAGAAATATTTCAAAAACAAAACAATACTGAATTTTTACCAAATATTTTATTTTGTCATTTATGGGAAACTGAAATTTCCGAAAACACACGCAAAATCATATGGAAATATTTGAATTCCATTTTAGCATGTCTTTTAAGTTCTATAAAAATTGACAATGAAATGATTCAAGATCATCCAGCGTTGTTGACAAAATTGAGCGAAATTATGAAAAATGTGTCTTTGGATGAAAAAGAAAATTCGTCGGATTTTCAAGAAAAATTCAAAGAAATGACTGGCGGAAAAATTGGAAAAATAGCTGCTGAACTTGCTGAAGAAACTGCAAAAACGTTGAATATGGATGATAATCCAGATGGAATGATGAATCTCCTAAAAGATCCCACAAAATTAATGAATATTGTCAAAAATATGGGAGATAAATTAGAAGAACGAATGAAATCTGGCGAGATTGATGAGAATGAAATTATGAACGAAGGAATTGATCTGATGAAAAAAATGAAAGACATGCCCGGTATGGGAGATATGGGAAATTTGTTTAAAATGTTTGAAGGGTTTACTGATATGAAACCTTCTCAAAAAGGAGCATTGGCTACAAAAATAAATCAAAATTCCAAGTTAGAAGCAACAAAAGAGCGTTTGCGTAAAAAGCAAAAGAAAAAGATTGACCCAGAGATTGAAAAAATTGAACAATTGAAAGATTCCTTTAAAAAATCATTCTAACATTCGAGAAACATTATTAAATATATGCTCGTGTTTCATCTTGTGTTGTGGTTGATTTACAAATGAATAGTTTGAAACAGATGGATAGTTGTATAAATCACTATTGCTGCTTGGAACATAAACATTTTTGTTTGAAGAATTGAGCTGAAATATTTGATTGTGTAGTTCTGACTCGATGTTCACAGAATAACCATTCCACTCTTTTTTATTCAAAGCTTCTTTTGAAATGATAGACGGATCCACTACTTGATTTTCAACATATCTAGTAGACTTTGGATAAAATGACAAAAGAGGGGGTGGTCCTTGTTGTATATTTCTATCAAGGATTCTTGCATTTATTGATTCGGTCAATTGATTGGTATTCATATTTTGATAAAATATTTTTTATTTGAAAAGATTACCGTTTTTATACAGAGTGGCATTAACACCACACCGCCCACTAGTTCTTTCAGTAGAACAGTGCATATATTCATCTTTTTCGTATATTCCAGTAATTAAATAAGTCCCTGTAACCAAATTATTACGACTTAATGCACATGAACTATATTTAGCAGCAATATAAGATTTAAGATAATGTTTACTGTTGATACAAAATTTAGGTTTTGCATTACACATAATTAAAGTAACAAGAACCCAAAACATTATTTTATGTAAAAAATAATGTTTATTTTTTCTTATTGAAAAGTATTTAAATATAATCGCGTCATCATAAACAATGTGTGGCATTTTTGCAATTCTAAATAATATCTCTCAATATATCAAAAAAGAGTTTATTATTGAACAATTTCAGAAAGGAAAAAGTCGCGGCCCAGATGACTCTAACATTTTAGATCTTTACATCATGAATTGTATGCTTGGATTTCATCGTCTTTCCATCAATGGCTTAACCAAAAATTCAAATCAACCATTTTATATTGAAAATATTTTTTTGATTTGTAACGGTGAAATATATAATTACAAAGAGCTTTATCAACTCTTGGACATTGAACCAACAACAGAATCAGATTGTGAAGTTATTATTCATCTTTATTTGCAATATGGAATGGAACAAACGATAAGAATGTTAGACGGTGAATTTTCATTTATTTTGATTGATACGCGGATCAGTCTTAAAAAAATGTACATAGGGCGTGATCCATATGGCGTTAGACCATTGTACATGCTTTACTCAAACACTAAGTTGGATGAAATCCACGGGTTTAGTTCAGAGGTAAAACAATTGTCTGAAATTCAAAAAAGTTTGAATAATGATTATATAATTACTCATTTTCCTCCAGGAACTTTGTCGCTTTATGAAAATTACACGATTGAATATAATTCTTCCGAAATATGGAGATTTTGTGAAACAATAAAATATCATAACAACTTATTTTCATTTCATTCATTGTACACACAAGATTTGAACATTTATGAAAATATTCGTGAATATTTAATATCCGCCGTTGTAAAAAGATGTAAATGCAGCGAGCGTCCAATTGCTTGTTTACTTTCTGGTGGTTTAGACAGCAGTTTAATCGCTTCCATTGCAAAACAATACACCGAAATCGAAACATTTAGTATCGGATTTGCAAATTCGGAAGATTTGCGGATGGCAAGAAAAGTGGCAGATCACATCAAATCAAAACATCATGAAGTTATTATTACAAAAGAAGAATATTTGGAAGCCATTCCAATTGTGATCCAGGCAATAGAAAGTTATGATACTACTACTGTTCGCGCAAGTGTCGGAAATTATCTCGTGGCAAAATATATAGCATCAGTAAGCGACGCAAAAGTAATTCTGAATGGAGATGGTGCAGATGAACTATGTGGTGGGTATCTTTATATGCATAAATGCCCAAATGCTTTGGAATTTGATAAAGAAACAAGGAGATTATTATCAAATATTCATTATTTTGACGTTTTGCGATCAGATAAATCTATTGCTTCGAATGGTTTAGAAGCAAGAACACCCTTTTTAGATTTACATTTTGTCCAATACTATTTGTCTATAAATCCAACAGTTCGTTTTCCTAAAGGAACCGAAAAATTATTATTGCGATCAGCATTTAAAGACACCGGTTTATTACCAGATGAAATTTTATGGAGAAGAAAAGAAGCATTTAGTGACGGTGTTACAGTTGATTCGATTGTTGATATCATTCATTCACATGTCAAAGACCTTGATTTACCTTTAATGAAAGTTTTTCCTTTACCAAAGAGCCAAGAAGAAAAATATTATCGAAAGATATTCGAAGAATATTATTCAAATGCAAAAATAATACCACATTTTTGGAAACCTAAATTCGTTGAAGATATAGATCCTAGCGCGAGAGCACTAGACATTTATTAATGAAAACCCATTTTTATATTTCATAATACGGTTATTGTTTGTATGTTTGTTAAATACCTTTATTATTGTATCCATTGTGGGATTGGTCAACTCGGATAGTATTTTTTTTAATGTAGGAGAATTTTTAATACAAGAAAAATGATTAACATCATAAATAACCATTTCATTCTTTTTTATGAATAATTCTGGACTACAAGATTTTTTTATGTATACTCCACCATTTTCATAGAGATATTGAAAAATATCTAATAATTCTGTAACCTCGTTTTCGTTTTTTATAGTAACTGAATGATAATGTGAGAATGTATTGTTTACAAGATTTCTAGGTATTTCACCAGATGTAGATAAATCAATAAATTCAAATTTTTTTTTATAGTAATTTGTCATTTTGGGATATTTAGAATATTGGATAAAAAGTTTCATAATTAAATTGTATTTTTTATTTTATGAATAATTAATTCTTGTTTAGACAATTTTTGAAAAATAATACAATCATCTATTTTTATTGTTATAAAATGATTATTGAAGGTTTTTCCTTTAATATTTATTCCTTCATCACCAATAATAATATCACAAACAAGAATTCCTTTTTGCAAGGTACAATTAATATCATTTTTGTATATCCATCTTATATATGAACCATAACGTAGTTTATCTATTTCAATAATATTTTTGTATCCTTTTATTTCCATTTATTAATAAATGGAAAAATTTTAAGTTAAAAGTTTGAACCAAAAGAACCTCCTAGTAAGTTTGCGGCAAAAGGTTCTGTCATGGGATCGATTGGCTGGTTTTCATACATTTGATTATAATTTGGCAACTGTTGTGTTTGAGGTGTCATTTGTGTTTGGGGTGTCATTTGTGTCATTTGTGACATTTGTGGCATCTGTGTCAACTGTGACATTTGGGATGGTTGCGAAGTTTGTGCCGGTTTTGACGGAGTTTGATTTATTTTATTAAATACTTTTTCCTTTATATTCGAAACCTTTTCACTTAATTTTGTTTGAAAACTTAATCCAACTACTATAAGACTCACGACGACTGGATATAAACTAAATTCTGGGTAAGGAACACCACTATATGGTTTAAAATAAAGAGTAATTTTTGTAATTATAACACTACCAATAATTAAAATTAATAAATGTAGAATAATTTCAAAAATATTTTCCAATATTCCTTTTTTATCATTTGCTTCCGGAATAATATTCAACGTTTTGACTAAAAGAATAAGTGGAATAAATGCTATAAATGAAAATTGAGTAATATTCATTATGGAATTCTTTGTTTCATCATTGAATACAAATTTTAAAAAATCAGTGTCGCTCATAAAATATAATAATAAAAAAAAATCGCGTAATTTAATAATAAATATAATGTTGTTATTTTTTATGAATTCGTTACGTTCTAATAGACAACAACAACTTCAAGCATATGCAAATATACACAAAAGACCTACGTTTAGAGGTCCTCAATATTCACAGCAAAGAAAGCCGGCATCGGTTGCATCCTCTTCTGTTTATGATCCGGACGAGTCTGTCAATCGTAATGTAAAAATAAGTTTCAAACAAGCAATTACACTAATTACTTTACGATTAGGAAGGCTAGAAGTATTCGCAAATGAGAATAAATTAGGAAATAAGATGCCAGGTGATTCTATTGATAAAGATTTTTTAATGACTCTTGTTACACGTATAGAAAATATGGAAAAAACCCTACATAATTTACGTGTAGAATCTGAAAAAAATCGACTCATGATGGATTCATTAAACGAAACACTTGAAAATAATATAGATATACAAGAAGAACCTATTATTTTAGAAATCACCGAAAAACTTGATAGTCTTGTAAATTTTATTGAAGGATTAAAGGATCTTCAAGATGAACCTGCAGTGAAAGAAATTGAACCCGCTGAAAAAACCGAAGAACTTATACAAGATAATATACAAGATAAACCTATACAAGATAAACCTATACAAGATAAACCTATACAAGATAAACCTATACAAGATAATTTGCAAGAAAATGAAATTTTACCACCAGCTTTGGTGTACAATCCTAATGTAATTGAACCATATAAGTTAACTGAACCAACAACTGAACCAACTAACCCAATAACTGAAATAAAACCAACTGAAATAAAACCAACTGAAATAAAAGCAACCGAACCTGCAAAAAAAAAGCGTGGCAAAAAAGTTGTTATCTAAAATAATACATTTAATGTTCATTATTTTATTCTAGTAATTGTTTAATGTTTCACATAATCATCTTTTTTATTGTTCTTCTTATTTTTTTACATGTTCGTAAACATAGATTGACATCAAATGACATGGAAGTTCTTTTATTTAATGGAACAAAACAAAATCTAGAATTAATGTGTGATTTCAAACAACCAATATTGTTTCAAATAAATAGTGATGATACTCTTATAACGAAATGCAATTACGATTCTTTAGACAAAAAGAATTATGATATGGATCTTCTCAAAGAAAACGGATTTTTGCCATTTTTTGAAACAGATTTTTTACGACCTTCTTTCATCTCTTACCCAATTTATTCAATTATTTTGAACTCTTTTACAAATTATATATACCACATATCATTCAGACAATATTTTTTAGTTAGTCAAGGTTCTGTAACAATTCACCTTGTTTCACCAAACAATACGGTGAGGTTGAATGAAAATTTGTGCGCTGAACCAGAAAGTGAAAATGTATTACCAATTACATTGAAAAAGGACGATTGTTTGTTTATACCACCGCAATGGAGTTATAAACTTATAATGGAAGAAAAATCATCAGTTTTGTCATTTAATTACAAGACAGTTTTAAACATTATTTCATATTTTGATTATTATATTTTAGAATTTTTACAAAATATAAACACAAAATATAAATTTCCAATCAATTTGCAAAAAATTGAAATGGTAATTGAGAAGAAGGATGAATAAAAAAATGCAAAACTGCCCAATCTGCTTTGACGTGATCGACCAAGTGAACCGTGTGGTTACTGAATGTGGACATGTTTTTCACACAAAATGTCTTATGCAAAATGTAGCCTTTAATGGTTTTGGATGTCCTTATTGTCGCACTGCTATGGCTGAAGAAGTAGTGGAAGAAGAGGAAGAGGAATATGAAGAGGAAGAAGAATATGCCCTTCGCGGTATGCGAATGTTCTACAATAATCTTTGCGGCGACCCACATGACGAAGAAGACCTTGAATACGAGTTAGACTACGCTGCTTTATATATAAAACCGACTACGGATAGTATTGTAGAAAAATTAACAGAACAAGGAGTGACGCTTGAACATTTTGTCAAGGCAATGCTTAGTGATATAGAAGAATATCAAACGGACGAAGAAGAATTCGGAAGATTGGGCGAAGAATTGTTCCAAAAAATAAATACAATTATTCGCGACTATCAGAGAACTGCCTAATTTTGAACAATTATTTTCTGTGTATAATACATGAATTTTGAAATTCCTGAATGTGCAAAATATTTACCTTTTTCAGAAAATATTATTTTTTATCCTGATAATTATGAATTCGAAAACCCGGATACCATCGAAAATGATATTCCCAAAATCATTCATTTAATTTGGGTAGGCAATGAACCGCCTTCTTATTTTGAATTGTACTTGAAAAAATGGAAAGAATTGATGCCTGATTGGGAAGTGCGATATTGGAGCAATAAAGATATTACAGTAGAACATTTTCCTCAATCTATCATAGATAAAATAAATCTTTGTGAAAAAGGTGCACAAAAAGCGGATATTATGCGATATTTTATTATTGAAAAATATGGTGGGTTTTATGTAGACAGTGACGTTACACCACACCGTTCATTTGAACCATTATTAAAAATAGATGCAAAGGCAATCATATGTCATGACTTGCCATTGACATGGAAATATATAATTAATGCGTTTTTTGGAGGAGTACCTCATCACACCCTTTTTCAAAATGCTTGTAGTTTATGTTATAACATTGTTATAAATACAGAAGATATTCACATGCAAAGTGGGCCTAGATTGTTTGGCGAAGCTGTTTCTAAAGTTAGTAATAAAATTGTATTACTACCTACCAAATTTTTTTATAGAAATGAAAATTATGATGGTCGTTTTGGTAATCATTTTTACGCAAAATGTTGGTGATTAAACACTAACAATTCGTATTTTTTTAAACGCATCTTTATTCGCTATTAATAATATTTTTACCTTAAACTGACCATCATCTCCTTTCCATTTTGTAATCATGTTTAATTCGGAAATATAAATACATCCATTTGTTGCAACTCCGTCAAAGATTCGCTGTTCTTTTATAATATTCATGAGTTTACAATTGTTCTGAACCTTTTTTATCGATTTCATTTGCTCGTTGATAAAATCTATACGTCCCCCCCATTTTTCGCAAAAATCGTTCCCCATATTTTGAAGACTTGCTAAATTGACAATATCAACAATTCTTCGAATAGGTGACGTAACGTGAGCATATTCCACATTTAACATTTCGTGTAATTTATTCTCTTTAGTGTACTCTCCAAACCAGTGCATCCATTCAGTAAAAATAGTTGGTTGATCGATTGGTGCAATTTTTGTTACAGTTCGCATAATTCCTTCATTTTTTTCAAGGAGTTTTTTGGCACATTGATGGTTCATAAACATCATTAAATAGGCAACCATATTGTAACTGTCTATTGGAACGTTTATTGAGAATGATTGCGTTTTATATAATTCTTGCACCACATTTAACATGCGTTTGTAATGTTTTGATGTTAATAAAGACTTTTCTTCATAAATATAATTCTTATTTATTTTTACACATTTTGTATAAAATCTTACTGTTGAACTTATTTCCATTACATAAACATATCTATATGATCCTTCTTTCAGACTACACGCGTTTTCTAATGGAGATGGCAACATACTTCGTTTTTTATCTGGAAGATAAATAGTGGCCACTTTGTCTGTAAAAGCATCCCATAAGTCAAATTTTTCAATCACTGCCGGAACATTTGATATATACACTGAAATAATTGGTTCTGTTTCATGTATACTCAACGCATCGTCAAAATCAGTCGTTGATTTAGAATCAATTGAAAAAATAAAATTATCTTCTTCACCAGTTGTTTCTTCTTTAACATTCTTTGCACGAATGAAAAAATATTTCAGTGTTTGTACCAATCCCTTGCGATATATTTCAAATTCATAGTATGCTTCAAGATTGTTCACCGAACCAATACACGCCTCGATTACGCCATATTTTTCATCTACTTTTCTAGCAACTGCATAATAATCTTCATTTAATTTTGAAAAAGATGGTTTCAATGAATAAGTAATTAAAAAAGGATCTGAGCCTTTTGGAATGAATTTATAAACTGTTTTATTATTTTTTTTGCCAAAACTATTTTTAAAAGAAATAATACCAATCATTTTTACATAATACATTTGTTAACATTAAATCATTATTAAAACATTCAATCCGCAAAAGTTAAAGCGTAGGGTAATTTTTTTCGTAAAGCATTTCGGACAATGATTGCGCAATAGGATAGGTTTCTTTTGGTCCTGGCTCTTTGACGGTTTCCTCAACTTCGTCTTCGATTTCGTCTTCGATTTCGTCTTCGATTTCGTCTTCCCCTTCAAACATTTCGAATAAATCGCGATCGGAAATAGGGTTCGTGTATATTTGTCTGGCTTGCAAGTAATCCATTTTCGATGATAAAAACTCAATTTTCGCATCGCGATCATTGAACATTCTTATTATCGTCATTAATTCTTTTTTTTCGGCCGCGTGTCTTTCTTCTTGTTCTTTGAATCTGGCTTCAATTCCCTGCTGGTATTTTGCAAGCACTGCGATTTCTCGATAAATCGATGTAGTGGCTTTCGCGAGAGCATCTTCGCTGGAAATCGCGTTTTTTTCACAGAGAGAGAAACAAGTGTTTGTTGCTTCTTCTATCGCCTTATTATCTTCGGCCAATTGTTTATATCTCAACTCTAATGTGTCTGTTCTTAACTGCGTAATACTAATTTTGAAATCCAAATCTTGTAGTTCCTTCTTCGAATCTTGGACTTTTGGGAAAACTGGAAATGATTTCATCATTGGATTCATCTTTTTGTACAAAGAATTAATTAAAAAATAAATTTCAATTTTTTTGAAATTTCAAAAATTAAATTATTTTGTGATTATATGAAAGGTGGAACATTTACAGTGGATCAACTGATGAATTTGTTTAATATTTTTACAAAAAATCAAGATTACAAAACATTGCCATTTCAGAATATTGAAATTTTAGATAAAAAAAAATATTATCTTTATAATAATCGACTTCATGTCTACGTGTTATTTAATTCGCCTCCAGAGAATTTACTATCACGTATTGAAAAAGACATGAAAAGTGTAAGAATTGTCATTATTCATAGAGGAACATTAGGAGTGAACGGTTTTCGAACTCGGAAAAATAGTGGATTTACTGATAAAGTTTCAAGATTTTTTGGTTCATTAAAAGATTGGACGAATAATTTACGGAATCTAACAGTGTTCAACGATAAAATACCAAAAACATATCGTCAAGAAAAAGCAATGATGGGTCATATAGCATTGAATGATTATTTGACCAAATTAATGTCTAATAATATAGAATCAATCATTTCTTCTAATGAAAACAAAAATATTAAATATATGAAATTATTACTCTTTTCTTGTTTAAAAAAATACAAAAATCCAGGGCAAGCGGTATCCTCTTTTTTGAAAACTCGTCTTTCAACGTTAGGGTTTAGCCAAGGAGCTGTTTATGCATATTTATACGGCGACGAGGGAAAAGAAACAATTGTTTACAATCCAGCACCTTTTCGTGGAAAAAAACCTTCAAACACTTTTATTTTAAAAACAAAAAATGATGCAATTTCTTATTTTGTAAATAATGACGGATTACCAATAATAATAAAAAATACTAAAAGCCACTGGAGTAAATTTGTAAAAAATCACACGAATGATATTTTGTTAAATGATAACGAGAAAATAGGCATTGGCTTATTTACTCGATCAAAAAAAGTTGCTGGGATCCGTTAAACGCGCTCTACCAATTGAGCTACAGGGGCTTTAGTATGCCCCTGGTGGGGCTCGAACCCACGACCTCGTGCTAATAATGCAAAGTTAGTTGCTGCAAGATCCCATTTGTTCCCACTTTACTGACGGAACAACTTCAGTGAAGATGATGCTATTTTATTTTATATTTTAATGAAAATAATTATTGAGAATAATCTGCGTAGAAATTTAAAAAGTGATATTGGCTTACAAAATCACTTTTACGTTGCGCGACACTATTTGGATACAATTGTTCAAATCTGGATGGTCTATGTAAATCGTTTTACCTGTATCAGAAACTCCTAGAATCGTTTTTAGAATTGTCGTTTTTCTAGTTTTGAATTGTATTTGGTACCCAATGTATTTAGAGGCGTTGGCTGGTACGAGTTTCAGAGTCTGTGAGTTCATTTTGTGTATCTTTAAATAATCAAAAGTTTTCAATTTTTTTGAAAATTCGAAAACAATAAAACATTATAGAAAAATAATTAAATATATTTTTCAAATAAAATAAAATGGACGTTGTTTCAATGGAAGAATTCGCAGAAACAATTTATCAAATGAAAAAAGAAATGCGCAAAAAGGACGATGAAATTGAAGGGCTGAAGAGAGAAATTTTTCATTTAGAAGAACTTCTCAAAACGTGGGAAGAAAAACCCGCCCAATCCCATCCGTAGTAGGTATCATTGCAGTATCGACAGCTATGCATTTTTTTGTTGTCAATGAAGTTTCGTTGTCGTAAATATCTAAACAATAACTTAACGGACCAAAGTATTGATGCCGGATAGGATCATACGGGGGTATAATAAATGGAACATTTGGTTGTTCAACTGGATATATCCCATTAACCATTTGTAGATTGATTATTTTTCCAGTTGGTTTTAAATTAACTTTATTCGTATGTTCAATGCCGAATGGACAATTTACCATTATAAAATAATCAAACATATCGTCAATTTCATCCCAATTATATTGATACTTGTCTGTTTTGGTAGATACATCAGTATCAATAAAAGAAATTTTATTAATACCAGTCAACTTGTTTATATTTTTTATATTTGGGGTGTAAGATAAGACTACTTGTCAGTAATTAATGTTAATAATTTATGCTTCATATAATCATGACATACAACTAAAATATTTATACTCTCAATCTTTGCATAACTCAGAGAACCCCAAAACATCTTGACAAATTTCAATGGAATGAATTAATTTTAAAGCTTCTTCTGCAGTATATCTTTTAAAATTTTTTTCATACATATTATATAATTCTGATTCGTTAGGATTACAAATTAATACTAACCATTTTTCATAATAATATCTGTCTTCTGAAATTTCAGGTTCAATGCAATTTTTTCTTAAATATTCGCCTCTTACCCAAAAAAAGTTAAACCATACCAAACCATAAATCGCGGGAAACATTCCCATAAGATTTATATTTTTGTTATTTTTAAATGTATCGACTACTGACAACCATGGATATACAGTTGTTCTTGTTAAAATTCTTTCATGACCACGTCTATCATTAGGTAAACCAAAGTAATTAAACATGCCTTTGGTATGTAAATACAAATATATTGTATTTTCTTCATCATTTGTAGTATGAGCTAAATCGTATATTTTTTTTATTCCGTAGTATTCATAATGATTATTATAATATATATCAATATTGTAATTAAATATATTATTTTTGGTCAGGATTGAATCAATAAATATTTTTGATTCATCTGATATATCAGATTCAGCAACTAATATTATATATAAAGTTGCTCTTTCCAAAATTTTAGATGATATTATATCATTTAATTGTGAATCTATAATAATTTTCCAATTTCTTTCTTTATTTATCCAAATATTATATATAATATTAATATTCATTATAAATCAATATATAATAATTTATTAGAATTAAATCAATTGATATGAGAGGAAAAGTAGGTGATATTAACTATCCTAAATGTTTCATCATAATGTTTATTTTTAAAATAAACTTTACACGGTTTATGTGTACTTACGTATGTAAGGATAGATTCTACACCAAAATATCATTTTCTTTAAGCTAAGAATTTTGGAATCTTTATAAACGAATCGTATTTTTGACTTAAAATAAATATAAATTTATTTTAATGGAATTTAAATTGTCAATGATTGTAAGCAATATGATAAAATTTTTATTTTGTATTATCATTTTATTGATTATTTATTTTATAATTAATATTGAAAATATTTTTGATGACTACAATAAAAAAACACAAAAAATATTAAATGATTATGGTAATTGTAAAATTAGCAAAATTTATATTGTGAAAAAACCATTAAGTAATAAACTTATAAGAATGATAAATGTAGCAACATTATATGAATATCAACGCATTAGTGAAAAAAATGAAGATTTTAAAATACACCATGCGGCAATCATTGTTAAAATAAAATCAAATAAATTAATTAAATTTTTATTAATTGAAAAAAATCCTACTATAAATATCTCAGAAGAGTTTCATATAAACTCACAAGTTAAATCATTGTCCACAAAAAAACATACACTTAATGAAATTTTGAATATAACTAAGACCAGAATTGGAAATGAAAAGTTTTTTAATTGGCATTTTTATGATAATAATTGCCAAGATTTTGTAAAAGAGCTATTAATTACATTACAAAAGCCAAACGCTATGGATAATTTTATAGATGATAAAAAAATGTTAAATTGGGTATATTCTTCTAAATTTAATGTTTACTTTATTAAATTTTGCGTAACACTTTCAAATATTATTGAAAAATATTTTAACTGTTATAATTTATTTTATTTTATTTTTCCATAACAAATACATTAAAAATATTCCAAAAAAGTTTTTGGAAAAGAGATCTAAAATATTATAACACATGTTTTTTATTTTATATGGCAAAACGGCCGCAATTCCATAAAAAGACCATACAATGAAAAAATAAAAAAAGAGTTGATTACTACCATATTTTTTGTAGATAATGTAATAATAAATTATAAATGGGATAAACCCCAAAAATACACCTAATAAGAGTGGTATAGCGTGTATTTCTCCCAAATACCCAAACAAAAGCATCACCCAATTAAGTAGCAAAACTGTAATAATTGTATAAAATTCATCATTGAATACTTGAAAAAAATCCAAATCTTTGTTGGTTTGAAAAAAGATCATGTAAAAAATTAAATTTATAAGCATTACTGGAGTTGTGATTGACCAATCTAAATAACGTTTAGGCGTGATGTTCGTTATGGTTTTGAAATTGTTTAACCAATAAAGGTAAAATGTTCCTTCTATTATTTGTACAATTACTTCTAAAACCATCATTTGTTTTAAAATTAAAAAACGAGAAGGCACTTTAATAAAGAGTGCTGTAAATTCAATGATACCCGTTATTATTTGCACAATAACAGATAAAAGCAATGATGAGTACACTGATACTTTCATATAAAATTAAAATATTATATTCGAACTAATTGCGCGTTGAATGTCAAAAAATATTTGGGGTTTCGCCCAAATTAAAATAATTAAAACTATTATGAATCCAAATTATTCAAAAGGATTGTCGGTTTTGGACAAAAAAAAACAATTACGTATGTTATCAAAATCAAGAAAAATGTACAAAAAGGATAAATATTATACACGCAAAGAACTTCCTTCTTATAAACATAAAACATCAAAACATATATTGAAAGCTCGTAAAATATATGGTACTAGTGTACTGGGCGAGGAATTGGCACAAAAAACTGGATGCAAATTATCAGCATTAAAAGAAATCGTTCGAAAGGGCGAAGGTGCGTATTATTCATCGGGTTCAAGGCCAAATCAAACCCCACAATCATGGGGGTTGGCGAGATTGGCAAGCGCAATAACTTCTGGAAATGCCGCAAAAGTTGATTTTAATATTATTGATAAAGGGTGTGATCATAAAAAGAAGGCATATATATTAGCTAAGAAACGTATATAGAAATACAATTTTGTCCCGATTGTATTTTTTCGCAATCTGTTATTTTCAAAAATTGTGACGGGGTCATACTCTCCAATAAATCAAACACAACCGTGATTGGCATGTAATCAACGATCATTGACACAATTTCTGAAGAAATCCCACTTATTGTGCGAGTCATTAAAGTAAGGTATTTTGTGTATTTTTCTTGCTGCACATTTGTCTGCTCCCTTGTTTGATGAAATTTTCTTACCACATTCATTCTCTCAATAATCATTGGATCGATCCAACGAGGAAGTTCCACATCTCCCATAATATATGGCAAATATTTCTCGTCGAAAAACAACTTTGACTTGCGATGCAAATGGATTGGTAATCGGATGTAAATGTCGGGTCTATCTTCCCAAAAGGAGAGAATTTGTTCTCGTACATTTTCCATATAATTTTCCATTTCATCAATTTCTGCAATAGTATTTGCGTTGTAAATATAGTTTATTCTGTTTTTGGCAAGCTGCAATTGCAAATGAGCAATTTTTTCGTAAAATCTTATCAATGATCTAGGCATGAATTCTTGCATTCTACTTAATGATTTTGTTACACTAAGATAAATATTTTTAATGGAAAGTAAAATCATTGATAATCCTTGTACATTTCCTTGAACCGCCTCAATGCTTGTTCGATGAAGCAGCGTTCGTAGATATCCCGCAATTTCATCTAGACTTTCTTCGGTAAACTCATCCAAAATGTGACGCGAGTACGGCAATTCGCGAAAGACCTGAATCGTTTTTTCCCCCTGAACTTCTTTTGCTATTAAAACAGTAACAACTCCAAACATTTTTTATCTTGATAATCATTTTAAAATTATCTCAATTTTTTATAAAGTTATTTAAAATGTTTACTTAAAATCGTTCACATTTTGGTTGATTCGATAAATTTACAAACATTTTTGCTCTTCTTGCAAAAATATTTGTGGCACCATATATTTACCAGGTATGAGTTCTGTGGATTCTTACTCATTAGATCTTCGCGGATTTTTGATATTTAATAGTATTATTTTATTCTCTTAAAGTAATGGAAGATATAATGGGTTATGAAAATTCTGGTTCTGAAAATTCTGGTTCTAAAGGTTCTAAAAATTCTGGTTCTGAAAAGTCTATAGGTCCACAAATAGGTCTACAAATTTCTAAAAAACGCCCATTAGAAGAAATGTCGGAAACGTTGAAAATAATGCAAGACGAAGAAGACGAAATCAAAGCCGATTCAGAAATGCTTATTAAAAAAAAAAGAAATATAAAAACAAAAAAAAAAAAGAAAGAACAAAAAAGAAAAAATAAAGAAAAAATTCTTAAAAATGTACCAAGCCAAATTGCCGAACATCTAATCCAGAAGAAATTACTTGAATCTGTAAATACTCTAAAAAGAAGCAGATCAATAAATAAAGCAAATAGTAAGTCTTTTAAAATGATCATTGATGATGGTATCACTGATGATGGTATCATTGATAATATTATTATTGATAATATTTCAATAGTAGTATTATGTCATGGAAACATAATAATAAAAGATTTTAACTGGTCAGTCGATCCAAAAAATGAGGCTGCAGTGATTTTACATCATATGGAGAATAAAAATGTCACGACTAGCGAAACAGTAGATGGTAATATACATTCAGTAACAGTCGAGCAACAAGATGAAGGAGATAATTTTAGTTATTGTTATGATTATCTTGATGTCCCAGATAATTTTTATTTTTCAAATCGAGGTTCATGTGCTGGTATTGTTACACAAAACTTTTTACATGACTATGGAGATTTCCAGAAATTTATTGGAAATACCCGTAGTAATTTAAAAAATGGATTACCCCCATATGGAAAGGACGATGCTGCGTTAGATAGAATGTTAAAAGCAAACACGACAACATTACAACGTAGATTAACAACAGATCCAGAAGCTATACCTGGTGTTCAATTCGAAGGAAACTCAAAATTAGAAATACTTACCAGTGAGCCAAGATGTTTAAGTGATGTAAATTTATCAATACACACAAGAGTAAAAATAAATAAAATATTAAATAAATCTTATCAAGTACAATTCGAAGATGTTGTCTTAAGGGATAATACTGTTTCCAGTCTTGATTGTAGTAAATTAATAATGATACTTTCCATACGCTCAGACGAAGATTCTCTACCACAAACATTAAAGTTTTCTTTACTTAATCCAGAAATAGGACCCCCGGGAAATAATTTAGATTTAACTTCATTGATGATGTTGTTTAGACACCGAAAAGGTGTATTAGATGCTTTGCAGGTTTTTTATGAGAATATCAGTACAGATTCTAATGGAAATATTAATACTACCACTAAACGTGTAGTCGAATTAATAAATGTTTTGATAAAAACAAATCCAAAGCCTGACATTCCCGTATTTTTTTATGATGGTTCGTGTAATACATTTAATTATGCTGGAATTCGTAATTCGGATAAATCTAAAAAATCTATAAAAATTATAAATGCAATTGATAGTCATTTTAGGGAAAAAGATATTTATTTTGGTGGATTTAAAAGGACCAAAAAGGGGACTAAAAAGGGGACTAAAAAAGGGACTAAAAAATGAAAAGAAAATAAATTAATATTTCTGTTAAAATGTTTAGTAACAAACATTTTTATCTTGATAATGATTTTAAAACTCAATTTTATAAAGTTATATTTTTAAATGTTTACTAAAAATACGTTTAATCCGTTACCCTCAAATTACACTGATATGTATTCAAAAGTTTTAAATGGTACAACACTAACCGCGAAATATCTATTATTCGTATAATAGATGATTTTTTACGAGCAAAAGACGTTGCGTTTGGTGGGAAAAAATTGAAAAGAATTTAACTTCTTAATAGTGTTAAAATGATTGAAGTCGTAGAAATAATCTCGTACGTTTTTGATGAAAAGTTTATTGTCGTGCAAAGAAAAGTCAAAAGCAATAAAAATGTTTGGATTCATGCAGATTGCGAGATACACAGCATTTTAAGAGTGCACATGATAGCAATGGATACAACCCCTTTTTCAGAACAAGTAAAAGTAAACTTTCCACAAGCGCGAATTGTCCTCGAACTCGTTTGTGAATACACGAGTCAAATTAGACCAACAATTCTTACAAAGATATATAAAAAAATTAATTATATGTTAATGCTTGAAAAAACGTGTCAAGAAAAGTTTGACAATACCTTTTTGAAAACTGCAAAAGAAAAATTAATATCATTTTATTTATCCCAACCATACAGAACACTCGAACTTTCAAGTACCCTTGCCAACGAAATTTTAACAGTAGAATCATGTCTATCTCCACCATTTATCCCATATATTATGGGAATTTTGAAACCACCAAAATGGATGGTCCCAAGAACAGTGCGAACATTAAATAGTGCGCGTAAAATTTACCAAACACGCGAATTTGTGAAAAAAGAAGAGATGATTTTGTTTCTTTTGTTACAAAAGACATTGGGGTTACCATCTGATGTTTTGAAAATGATTTCTACATATGCAGTAGATTTAAGTAAACTAACAATTGTATTATTTCCAATTGTTAGTGAAAAAATGTTACTTGATTCTGAAGTTTGCTGTATAAGTTCATTAGGACGTCAAACGATTATCACTGTTTAAGCGAGCAAATAATTTTCTGGTTTTAATGGCAATGGGTGAAGTGTCAACGGCACAAATTCATCCTCTGGAAAAATAGCATATCTTAGTACACAAGACGACTGGTTTGTTTCTTTTGCTCGGTCGTAAGCTTCATGAAAATCATAATATCGAAATATATTCCCTTTTCCATCCCCTTCATCTCGTTTTGACGATCCAAACAACGATTCGAATGTAATTTTCTTCGTATAAGAACCATCATATTGTATATTAGGAACAACAAATTCTGAAAAATAATCAAGATATTTTTTTACACACTTCACACTATCTTCTGAAAAAGGAATGTTGCACAAATTATTTGTATTTATTATTTCGTGTAATGTAGCAAACCACATTTCTGTTATACTTGTAACTATATATGAATTCATGTGATTCATACTTACTTCAAAAATCAAGAGAAGATCTTCTTCCTCTTCATTATAAAATTCATCAATGTATTTTATATCGACATTTAAATAAGAGGACAACTTTGTCTGCAAATATTCTTCACTTAATTGTACAACCGCCGCATCATATGGTATAGATTCATTCAAGTCTAACATTGGAAGTTCAAAGGTATCGCCGTGCGACATACATATTGTTACAAATGGTGTTTTTTGGCTGTTTACATTATACGCTAGCAACGTAATTTTTCTCATGCATTTAATCAAATGAGTTTTTTTAAGTTCTTTATGGAGATTATTTAAAACCGATTTTTTAATAAAATTTGTTTACTTATATTATGCCCCCCAAATCCAAAACCAAACTCAAAACCAAACCAGCGAAATCTCGACGTAACCCAAAACCATCCTTACCGCCTTCTCTTTCACGACAAGAAATAATGGCGTTCACAAGTGCCGCTCAGCAGAATCCACAAACTTCTACACGTTCTAGAATTGCAACAGGTTCTAGAATTGCAACTCTTTTTGAAAATTTCAATATAGGTAAAAGAAACAAACCTGGAAAATTTGATATAAGTACAATATTAGATAAGTTGGTTAGCAAAGAATATACTGCCAAAAAAGCATTAACGGATTTTTTAAATGAAGAATTGAATGTTGAACATGATACCCTTTTAGGAAAAGTTAATTTAATTGTTCAAATACCCCACAAGGGTTTAGATATGGCTGACTATACACATCTCACGCCACGTGATCTAGGTAATCTAGAATTATATGGATGTACCCCAGATTATGATGATGTCGACGGACAACTTTATAGTCTATACTGTTTTTTTGATTTTTCTAATGCTCAAATGGAATTTACTGTAGAGGGGGTATCACATAGAAATGTCTTAACTAAATTAGACAATGTATGTAAATTATTTAAAGACTTTACGGATTCGCAAAAAAATTGAAAAATGAAAAAAATTGAAATTTATTTTAAAAGAAATGATTTCTACAAAAGATGGATTTTACAGTGACAAACACATCAAGACAGTACGGCATGCGCGTGAGAGATTTGAAACTTCAACAGATTTATTCAGAAACCATCACCGGCGAAATGGTATTTGACAAGTCGCGACTTTTCCTTCGAAGTATACTTCCACAAGAAGGCACTACATTAATTTCGGTTCATTCTCTTCAAGATGTTACGGATATGGTGGATGTAATGGCATATCCTCGCAGCGACGATGATGAAGGAGCCGCTGAAGCGATTGCAAAATATCACGCAATTTATGGTCCTTACACTTGTGACAAATTTGAAGAAAAATTCAACAAACTCTTTACAGCACTCAAAGGTTGCCCGTCCAATTTGACTGGAAAGATGCGCAAATTGGATATTATACGAAGAATTTACAAAGCAGCATGTGAAAGCATCCGATTCATCAAGGAGTATTCGGAACAGTTGCTCCTTCTACTTTACGAAGACGCGTACGGATACTGTGATGAGTATCGCGACGATTACTCGAACGAGCGAGCAGACAGAAATAAAACAGAAGCATTGTATTACATTCACCAATATGTAGAAAAAGTAGAAGAGCTGGTAGAGATCTACCCACATTTGATTTATCGAGTAAAGCCCGCTTTACTCGATCAATTTTTGGATAGGAAGAGCTACAAGCATTTGCGCCACGGCCTAAACCAGTTTTGGATCGATCCAACCCGTGCTTCCATCGTAGCAAAGCATCATGATTTGTATTTTTCCGACATCTGGTTATCCTGGATGACTCGAAATTTCAAACTCCCAGAATGCATATGTTTACTCGTGATTGATTGGTTGCTCTTTGCCAAGAAAAATACATTCATGGGCGAAACAATACTAGGATTTTTGCAGAGAACACACGACCCGAGCATCAACTCAACAGATCCAACAACAAGCACAAAAATCAAGCGAATTTCACGCGATGTTACCATCGCCGGCGATTTCTTTCTGGATATCATTAATGTTGAAATTTATATTTAACTTTTCCAAAAGTATTTCAAAATATCGATTTTTGGACATTTTAAAATTGTCCAATTTTAAGAAATCCAAAATACTTTTGGAAAAACGCGAAAAAATAGTGTTTGTTATTGAAATGCTTATAAATTTTTAAAAATGTGAAAAAAATTGTTATTGTAAAAAACTTAAAAAAAACTTGCGAAATTTGTAAAATGTTGAAGGATGCTAATAAAAAGAACAAAAAAAGAACGTCTTTTTTTTGTGAAAAATGTGACTTTACAACATCACATAAACCGAACTATGAAAGACACCTCCTTACCATAAAACACTGTTCAGTCACAAAAAATGTTCCAATGCTAACAAAAAAGAACGAAAAAGAACCACATTCGTGTTCTTGTGGGAAAAAGTACAAACATTTGCCGAGCCTTTTGCGTCACCAAAAAGAATGCTCATTTAACAAATTAGATGAAATTATTAGACAGAACCAAGAATTCAAAGAATTATTAGTTGAACAGAATCGAGAGAATAAATTGCTACAAGAAAAAATTATTAACATGAAACCCGTTATTAATCAATTTAATTTAAATGTTTTTTTAAATGAAACATGCAAGGAGGCCATTTCTATGACAGAGTTTATAAATACGTTACCAATTGGCATTACAGATTTAGAGTATGTTGGAAAAAATGGGTTTGTCGAGGGCATTTCTCACATATTTCTAAAAGGATTGCGAAACTTGGATATCACAAAACGTCCGATTCATTGCTGTGATTTAAAACGCGACATTCTTTATATCAAGGACAAGACATGGGAAAGAGATATTGAACGAACCAAAATAACATTAGCAATTAAAAATATTGCTCAAAAGAACTTAAAGCAGATTACCAATTGGACACACAATAATCCAAGTTATGCTGATCCAAAAAGCATGAAAAACACTGATTACTTGAATATTGTCAAGGAATCAGTTGCAGAAATGGAAGAAAATAATCAAAAAATCATTAAAATAATATCAAAAGAAACCATTATTGAAAAATAATCTTATCGTAGTTGGAGAACCAGTCATTCCGTTTATTTTTCAAAATTATATTAATTCTTGACCTCAGCCTCCTTTATGTCTGGTTTTGCGCGCCTTGGGCATCTTGCGTCTGCGTGATTTTTTGGATCTATGTTTGCGAGTTTTGCCACCTGTTGTGGTGTTCATAGGTACAGGAATGTCATATTCTTTTAATTTATTTAAAAAATCTTCTATAGCAGTTTCTAAACCCTTGATGTCTTTCATATTTTTCAATCTCTCATTTTCAGCTTGAAGGTTTTTAATTTTTTCTGGTTCGGTTCTTACTTCTTCTTCCATCCTTTGAATCTCTGATTCGTTCGCCTGAATTCGATTTGTTTTTTCACTTAATTTCGTTGTAGCTTCAGTTGTAACCTTTGATAAAAACTCTTCAATCGACTGCTGAATTGGTTTTTCTCTTCTACCAAACAGACCCAGACCCCAACCCTTTTTTGGCTGCGAGTTCGAATAAGAAGTTTTAACACTTGGAGGTGGTGTAGTGACTGTATTGGTAATGTTTGAATCATCAAAAGGGGCTACTTCTTTTTTTAATTCTGGAGTTTGGCCAAATTCAACAAAAGGGGTATTTATGTTGGGGGAAGGATTTTCAGTATTTAGAAAATCTGGTTGAGAAGCTTGTTTTAAAATAGGGTTATTTACTTCACTCATACCTTCACTCATACATTAAAGAAATATTTTAAAAATTTCCTAAAACAATTTATACGAACGACTTTTTTGTTGTTTACTTAATCGCGCCCTTTTAGTTTTTCTTTTACCTCCTTCAGGTATTGGTGGCGGCAAATAATTTGGTGAACCTTCATTATATCTTGGTGGCGGATGTGGCGGCGAATTTGGAAAATTTGGTGAAGGTGCAATATTTCTTGGTGGTAAAGGTGGCGGCAAATTTGGAAAATTTGGTGAAGGTGCAATATATCTTGGTTTTGGAGGAATAAATAATGGCAAACTTTCTACCAAATTCAACTCATCTGAATACTGCGCATAGTGTTGATCAAAATATTCAAGCTGGGTCTTGAATTTATCTAAATAATTAAAAATTTTACCATTAGTCGGGTTGGTTTCAAGACACTTTTCATATAAGTCAACCATTACTTCTCCTATTCTTTTTCTTTCTTTTTTTATTATTTCTTGAAGTTTTACCTCTATTTGGATGATTTTATTTTTTTCTGTTTCATTCATTAAATTCCGAAAGATATGATTCTTAACATTTTGCAAATCTATTAATGCTTGTTTGTTTTTAATGATATTAGCAATAAGATCTTCAAGATAGGGTTTAAATCTTGATTCATTATCATTATCTTCACACGTAAAGCCATCTTGATGTTCAACAGGTTGTGAAACTTTAATTGCATCATAAAGCTGATGCATTAAGTTGAAGACTGTATTATGTTGCAATTCATCGAAACCTGAAATATTTGATTTAGTTAACGGTTGGGTTTTTCCAAAGTAACTATTATACAACATTTTAATATAATCGATAATTGTTTGCCTCCTCGACTTTTTAATTTTCGAGTTCCGCGTTTTTTTCATATAATACCCAAAGAAAATTATACTTTTTCCATATTCAAAAACCTAACAATAAGTTTACAACCACAACAGTTGTCGTTGTAAATCAAAACATTAATTAAAATTTCGTCCTTCTGATTTTCCAAAATTATTCCAATGAGTAATTGCATCCTTTTGTGTTAATATACCATTCTCTCGTAAATCTGGATAATTATCTAAATAATAGTTCCAATCAAACTCATATCCTTCATATAGATGTAAATAATATTTCCATACATCTTTATTTACCATATCATATAAATGTTTATATCCGGGGTTTGTTATTTTATCATTTAAATGCCATGTGTAAAAAGTATAAAAATATTGTTATTAAAATATTCTAGTTATACAATGATAAAACCTGATTTACCTATTGCAAGTGAAATAGAAGAATCCCTAATAGTTATATCAGAACCTGTGAGAAGTGAAATTCTTGACACATACAACACAAACTCAAGAGAATTATATATTATGATAACGGTTGCAAGTAGTATTGCACTCTTTTACATTTTATATAATATTTGCACCTAATATGTTTTAATTAAAACTTTAACCATTGTTTAATTGCTTTATAGAGATTTTCTAATAATATTAAAAAAAAAATGATATAACCATGAAATGGAACTAAGCTTCCTACTATACACGATAAATTTTTTTGTTTCATTGACTACAACAAATCAATTGTGGAAACTATTAAATTTTCTTTTGATAATAACGAGTTGTTTATGCAACAAAGGAGAATTGTTTCTATATCTTGACTATTTTTGTATATTTTTCATTTCGTTGTGTTTTCTCAATCATTTTACAATAAATATGTTTTTTGTTTCTGCGATGATTTGCGAATATTACGCACTTAGAACAATAACTATAATCAAAAACATGACTTTTGTTACTGCTGCAGTAATACATGTGATGACAATAAATTTCTTGCAAACATGGATAGGACTTGTAACATTGACGGCTCTCATTGTTTACACAATTCGTTATTATTATCCAAACAATTATTTGACCCTTTTATGGAGATTTTGTACCATGGTTATCATGGTGACCGCCAGCTACAATATTCAATCGCTTACTTTTTAGCCTTTCTTTGTTTTTTTGATAATAATTCTTGTTGTAGTTTTGTAGTTCTTCTTGCTTGCCATTTTGGTAACGAATCTGATATTCTGTACGCTTTTCCTTGTTGTTTTCGTAGTACTCTTTTTGACGAACAATAATTGTTTCTTTGTTTTTTTGATAATATAATCTTCGTTTCTCTTTTCTTTCTACTTTTACAATAATTTCGTTTAGACAAACCACAACAGCGTTCATTTTTTTATAAACAAACTATCATTATACAAATCAATTTTTTAGTAAGTTTAGGATAATTAATCTATTATATCAAGTTATGGTCCCTTCTATTATTTTTTTAGTTCCATATCGAAATAGAGCAGAACAAAAGTTTTTTTTTAGTAATTACATGACCCAGTTAATGGGTGAAAGAAATTACGAAATTTATTTCGTTCATCAAGACGATTCTCGAAGTTTTAATCGTGGTGCAATGAAAAACATTGGATTTCTTGCCATAAAAGCAAAGTATCCAGATGATTATCAAGATATCAATCTTGTCTTTAACGATGTAGATACATTACCATTTAATTCTATTTTTGACTATCAGACAACAGACGGAGTTGTAAAACATTATTATGGGTTTACTCATGCTTTAGGAGGAATTGTTGTTTTTAAAGGAAAAGATTTTGAAAAAATTAACGGCTATCCTAATTGCTGGGGATGGGGTGGCGAAGACAGTGGCTTGCAAAAAAGATGTTTGCAACATAATTTGACTATAGACAGAACAGAATTTAAAGCTATTGGGAATCCACAAATATTACAACTCTTTGATGGTGTTGAAAGAATTATTAATAGAAATGATTACACAGCCATAAAATATGACGTTTCTGGAAGAGAAGGATTAATGACCATTTTTAATCCAATATTCACTATTGATCAAGAATCAAAAAACGAAAGAGATAATATTCATTTAGTGAACAATGAAAAAATATTTGTTATTAATGTTTCGCATTTTATGTGCGGTATTAATTATAATCCAGCACAATTAACAAGATATGACATACGTGATCCTAAATATAAAATGATGAATCCCAAAAAACACGTTCGGGAAATTGTTTCAACAACAAATGATTGGAAAAATATAAAATATAAAACCATTAGAAAATAATCTATGTTTATATTATGAGAAAAACAAGAAGTAAACGAAGTGTAAAAAAAACAAGAAGCAAACGAACGAAACGCAAGACGAGGTTACACGGATTTTTGTTTTAAACCTTTGTATTTTCCTTTGTATTTTCCTTTGTATTTTCGGCAATTTCTAAAGGAGCGGAAGGTTCAATCACATTAATATTGGAAGGTTCAATCACATTAATATTGGAAGGTTCAATCACATTAATATTGGAAGGTTCAATCACATTAATATTGGAAGGTTCAATCACATCAAGATTGGTTTGATCAGGAGTATAAAATAACCATGCACAAAATGCCATAAATGTATAAAATGAAAAATAAATCCCTACAGATGGCATTGATTTCATTCTAAAATTCATAACAGCTTTAGCTATAAAATAAGTAAGGGTTATAACACTCAATACAGCAAATATTATTGTGTACATTACCATATATTTGAAAGACATTATTTTGTATTAGTTTAACTTTAAAATAAATTAAATAAAATATATTATTATTTTAATGAATTATAATTTTGCTGTTAACAAAAATGTAAATTCAAAGGAAGCCATTATAAGGAAAATGAAAAATGTTAAAAGGAATTTTTTAAATATAAAAAATAATGAAAATAAAGAAAACAAGAAAATTTTTGAAAGTAAACCTAATTTAAATCCAGTCCCAGCTTCATTGAGTACCATAGACGAGATAGAAAATTTAAATAGTTCAGACGATAGTTTAGACGATAGTTTAGACGATAGTTTAGACGATATTTTACACTATAGTCTACACGATAGTTTGAACGATAGTTTACACGACAGTTTAGACGAAACAAACGTAACAATTATAATACATTTGTTTTATATAAACTTATTCGCAGAATTTTTAAAATATATACAAAATGTAAAAACCATATTTAAAAATGTAACTGTATTATTTACAATAAATATGGAGAGTAACTTTGAAACAATAATTAAAAAAATCGATCCAAGATTTATTGTATTAAAAGTAGAAAATAAGGGTGTAGATGTACACGCATTTTTAGAATCTGTAAAATTTATAAGAAGACAAAATATACCAACAGATTTTATATTAAAAATACATACAAAGATATCAAACAATATTGGTGAAGATTTGTTAGAATGGCGGAAAGAATTAATTAAACCTATTACAGATTTGAATAATTTAATAGTAATTCGAAATTATTTTAAAAAAATGAATAATATTGGATATATTGGTTCGCAAAAATGTTGTTTTCCAAAAAATTTTGATATGGATTTTCCACAAAATATTATTGGATTGAATATTTTGATTGAAAAGTTTCCACATCTTGAAAAAGATTGGAGTGATTTTAATGCTGGGAATATGTTTTGGATAAATAATGAGGTTCTAACGAAATATTTAACCGACGAACTAATGATTTATCTTGATGATAAATTTTGCAAAAAAAAACCACCAGATAATTTGACAGATAGAGGGATATTTGTTGAATATTTATGCGAAAGACTTTTTACTGGAGTTTTTTGTTATAATTCTACAAATATATTGGTAAATAATTATCAAGGAAACCATCAAGGATATCATCGCCCACAAATATTTAGTTTACATACACCTAAATTATAAATAATTTATACAATTTGAAAATATTTTCATGTGTTTTGCTCCATTGACTCTTAAATCGCAATCTATAGCTAAAAATTTCAGTAAAAACGTTTACGATTGAACGTAATAAAGTCGAATAGTTTCCGTAATATGAACCAGACAACCCTATAAAATAATAGTTTTGGGTGAAATTTGAGTGTTCTCCACCTTCGTAAGTAATGAATAAATTAATAATATGTTGAAGTCTTTCTATAAATTTTAATTTAGAATTACATTCAATCCATAATTTATTACGCAATACCCAATTCTTTTCTGAAATAATCAACTGCAATGTTTCATGTGCAATACAAAGATATTCATGAATCTTCGTCATGTAACTTGTTGTTTTGGGAAGTTTCGAAAACTTGTTTAACAATGAGGTTTTTAAATTATCTGTTCTAAAATATTTAATCTGGTACACATTGAATCGTACTTCATACTGAACAAATTCCATAATTTTATTAATAATATCGTCTGGTAAATGGGAGAAAAAGTGCCCCTTCTTTTCGCGAACCTTGTGCGGACTAACTTTAAAAGTATCATTACAATCTTGCAAATGTTTAAATGAATTTTCATTTAAACATTTTTTCTTTTCGTTTGCATGCAATCCGTTCCCTTTTCGCAAAATTCTCACAGTTTTTTTGTAACCCTTGCTCGTCATTTTTAATTTACAATAAACATTTTTAAATTTCAATTTTTGTAATTATTTGAAGTTCTTGTGTGATTTCTTGCGCGACCTTCTTTTCATAAATCTTTGTGTGAGATATAAATCGGGTTTCTCTTCCAGCTGACGAAACTCACTAAAATATCCAGGAAGAGCTTTAAAAACACTTGGGTTTTCTTTTATAACCCTTGCAGCAAGTTGTTTTAACTATGGTGGATTATATTCAGCACGATTTTGTAATTTTCAAATAAAAAAAAACTCGCAACGCGCAAGTTTCAAATATTTATTACAAAATCAAATACAAAATCAAATACAAAATCAAATACAAAATACAAATACAAAATACAAATACAAAATACAAATACAAAATACAAATACAAAATACAAATTTATTCCTCGTCGTCGCTGTCAGCCCAGCCAGTCTTCTTTGCTTCGACAACAAGAATGACCGTTTCTCTGTTAAGCGTCATAACACGCTTTTCCACAATTTTATATTTTCTCGAGCAAAACAGCTTGAATTTTGAATCCCAGAAGAAGTTTTGGGAATCGCGCTCGCCTTCCGGGTTGTTTAGAAGATGATTGTTTTCAATTTGCCAGCATTCCAGAGTGAATCTTTTCAAGTAATCCTTCTCGCTTTGTTTCGGCAAAGGCTCAGGCTCAGGCTCATCTTCTGATTCCGACCCAAAATCATAGGTATTTTTTGTGCTTATTTTTGGCTTTTCAACCTTTACAACATCTGGTTTCTTGTGAATGACTACTTTGCAGCTAGATGCAAAGTGACCTTTTAATTGGCATTTGCTGCAAATATTGTTTTTCAGCAAAGGACAGGTGACTCTGCTAGATTTATCTCGCGACTCTCGAATAAAATGTGTGGAATAAACTTCTTTGGGCAATCCGGCGTTGGCGCAAATGGTGCAGTGCTTTGTTTGTGCGTTCTTTGACATTCCTTTTTCTTTGTGATTGTACAAAGATTTAAAATGCATTTCAATTTTTTTGAAAAATTTTATTTTTTGTTTTTTTTACATCTTTATCATTCCAATCATTTCACAAATGAAAAAAATTGAAATTTTTTTTTAGATGGAATGAAGTACAAAAGAAAAACAATGGCATCAAGCACAAATTCAAGCGAAAAAATGTTTTCAGGGAACTGCTTTAGGTCTATCGATTTTGACTTTTCAAGTCATCCGCGCTTCATCGAGCAAGAAGAAATAGAGATGGCCGAACAAGAACTTGAAGGACCACCAGCTCTAACAAGACAAACGAACGAATGGATTTTATTTTGCGGAAGATATCCATTGTTTTGTGGATTTCTTTCTCTCGAAGAACATATCCCAATGAGAATAGAGGAAGGCAATCGACACGTTGTTGGTGTCAAAATACAAAAGAGAAGCTCTCGCGATGTTGTCCGAAAAATAGGAGAATTTACTGCACAATTAAGCATGTTTAATTTACAATGGAGAAAAACACCCGGAGTTTTTACAGTCGAGTTTAACGTGGACGTCATCTTCCGAATATACGTCTGCGACGATTCCGGAATGTTTCACATTCTTGCTGACATCACTGGCGAACTGACACCAGAAAACAAGGAAAAATTAAACAAATTAATATACTGCGTAAGAGTAGTTTTTCAAGATAATGATCCGTTACCAGAATCGACCATCCTTACGCCAGAAAAATGGGCGGCAACGTACGATGTTACCCAAGAAAGACCCTAATTTCATTTGATTACGAAGTTATGTTTAGTTTTGAAAAAATCCTGTTTAAAAGAAAATTTGTCACAAAAATGTTGTCACCGTTGTTTTAAAAAAGTATTGGGGTATTTTATAATTATTTGATTATCATTTTATTTGATTATCATTTTCGAGCAAAAAATATCGATGACAAAATAGAAATTATTACCAATGTTAATTCACAAAATATTCGATTATTGTTTGTGAACAAAAATATGTTTTTTAATAAAATGTTAATCTATAATGCCTCTTATTTTAGGTGATCATGTGATAAATTATATTAATGGACCTAATTCGATGACAATATTGAAACCAAAGCGTGTAGAGGACAATGCATTTATACTTTTTGGAGAAAGACATGTATTGGATTATTATACTGAATGCAAATATGAAAATTGCATGGAATTACAAACAACGTTTATAGAAAAATTAAACGATTATGCAAACCAACATCCAACAGATTTTTTTCTTGAAGCCTTTTTTGACTACGGTGATAACAGTGTTATGGATTTAGAAAGCATTACATCTGAAACTGAACCGAAAAAAATAAAACAGATAAAATGGTTGTTAACGCAGTCATTGCGTAGTTACAAAGCTAATCCAACTCAAGAGAATAAAACCAAATATTACAAGGTAAAAAAAAAACTTGAATCAACGGTTGAAAGTAACATGACTCAACTAAACATTTTATATAGGCCTTGTTTTTTTCAAAAAATTACATCTCTTGAAAATTGTCCATACAAAAATATAAGATGGCAGTATGCCGATATTAGAGATGCATGTAATTATCAAATAACTTGTGGTATAATAGAAAATAATTTTGTATCAATTGCCCATTATGGCAATGAGTCATTACGAGATATAATAGGATATTTTTTAATAAAAGAAACAAATCCAGAAGATGCAAATCTCGATGCGGTTAATCTTTCGTTTGATAGTTTCGATAAAGTTATGTTTAGTTTTGAAAAAATCCTATTATTGTTAAATAATAAAAGAGAATTTGTCACAGAAATGTTATCGTCACGGTTGTTTAAAAAACAGTATGACAAGGTAAATAAGGGTATTTTTACAATTGATTCGTTTGTTCAATTATTTGATTATCATTTTCGAGAAAAAAATATTGATGACAAAATAGAAATTATTACTATTTTAATTCAAAAAATACTCGAATATGGTTTAATTATAGGTGAACAAAAAAAATATAATTATAAATCAGAAGAATATCGAGCAGCGAACGTTGAATTAAAAAAAAAGGAAGAAGAAATTGGGGAAATTATTTCAGAAAACAAACACACAATTCCGTTTGAGATTTTACATCATGTATTATTTGCATCTTTTTTTGATATATATTTCATATTAAGATCATATGATACTAACTTCAAGTTAGTAGTAGGTTATTTTGGAGATAGACACTTGTTAGCAATAAAAGAATATTTTGTAAATATTGTAAAAACTCACACACCCGTTTTTTTTTTGCTACAAGAAACAATAAAGGGGCAAGTAAACACTCCTATTTACATAGAAAACGTAATAGATATGAATCAAAGTGAAACAAAAAGTAAAACAAAAAGTAAAACAAAAAGTAAAACAAAAAGTAAAACAAAAAGTAAAACAAAAAGTAAAACAAAAAGTAAAACAAAAAGTAAAACGCGACCAAGGAGTAATCCGGAATATATCAGAAGAGAATCACAACGAAAAATAAAAAGTATATAATTTTAATAAAATGATAACAATGCCTCTTAGATCATGCAAAGTTAAAGTTGGTACAGACGCTTTTATAATTGAAGTTTTGCTTTGTTTCTTAGTTGAGTTTTCAACCTTTTTTAAAGTTTTCATTAAATACTGTTCCTTAACAAATCGTTTATGAAAAACCTCCATGTTCTTTACCAATCGCATCTATTTGTGTTATATGTAAAGTTGGAAGTGCGCTTGAACCACCACATCTAAATAAGTTATTTGATTACGAAGTTATGTTTAGTT